ATGAAAAAAGTAGCACTGGTTACCGGCGCAGGGCAGGGGATTGGTAAAGCCATCGCCCTGCGACTGGTCAAAGACGGTTTTGCGGTCGCGATTGCCGATTACAACGCTGAAACGGCCAATGCCGTGGCGCAGGAAATTAACGAGCAGGGCGGCAGCGCCGTGGCGGTGACCGTGGATGTGTCGAAACGCGACCAGGTGTTCGCCGCAGTAGAGCAGACCCGTAAAGCGCTCGGCGGCTTCGATGTTATCGTCAACAACGCCGGCATCGCGCCGTCAACGCCGATTGAGACCATCACCGAAGAGGTGATCGACAGAGTCTACAACATCAACGTTAAAGGCGTTATCTGGGGCATGCAGGCGGCGATTGAAGCGTTCAAAGCCGAAGGCCACGGCGGGAAAATCATCAACGCCTGTTCGCAGGCGGGACACGTCGGCAACCCGGAACTGGCGGTCTATAGCTCCAGTAAATTCGCGGTGCGCGGCCTGACCCAGACCGCCGCGCGCGATTTAGCGCCGCTCGGCATCACCGTCAACGGCTTCTGCCCGGGCATTGTGAAAACCCCGATGTGGGCGGAAATCGACCGTCAGATTTCCGAAGCCGCAGGCAAACCGCTCGGCTACGGCACTGAAGAGTTCGCCAAACGCATCACGCTTGGCCGCCTCTCCGAGCCGGAAGATGTCGCCGCCTGCGTTTCGTTCCTGGCAGGCCCGGATTCTGACTACATGACCGGCCAGTCACTGCTGATCGACGGCGGTATGGTATTCAGTTAATTCTTATCATCTATCTTTTCGGACATGCCGAAAACCCACCGTTACTGCGGTGGGTTTTTTTATGGCGAGGTAAAGCCGGTTTATTAGGGGGTTATGATGTTATCGTGGCGGTATTCCCCCTAAACGAGAACGCATTATAGAAGTAAGATTTTCGACGCCATAAATTCACCACAGCAAAGATTTCCGAACAATAAAAAGCCCCTTTCGGGGCTTTTAAATAAAGACGTGTAGCGTTTATACCGGGCGCTCAATAATACCGATTTGCCCTCAGCAAATGACAGTATTTAGTCTTTGCTCTGCAACAGAAAGCGATAAATCAGGCCGCCCACTACGCCGCCCACAATCGGTACGAGCCAGAAAACCCACAGTTGCTGTAAAGCCCAGCCGCCCTGGAAAATAGCGACAGCGGTGCTTCGCGCTGGGTTCACCGACGTGTTGGTAACGGGAATGCTGATGAGATGAATCAGCGTCAGGGCGAGACCAATCGCCAGCGGCGCAAATTTCGCCGGCGCGTTTTTATCCGTGACACCATGGATAATCAGCAGGAAAAACGCCGTCAGTACCAGCTCAGTCAGGATTGCAGCCGAAAGGCTATAGCCATCCGGCGAGTGTTCGCCATAGCCGTTGGCGGCAAAGCCGCTGGCGACGGCGTCAAAGCCCGGTTTACCGCTGGCAATCGCATACAGCACGCCCGCCGCGGCAATACCGCCAATGACCTGGGAAATGATGTAAGGAATGACATCCTGAAAGGTAATACGTCCACCCGCCCATAAACCCAGCGTGACGGCCGGGTTAAAATGACCGCCGGAAATATGCCCTACGGCATACGCCATGGTCAGGACGGTCAGACCAAACGCCAGCGCAACCCCCGTAAAACCAATGCCCAGCTCAGGATACGCGGCGGCAAGCACCGCGCTCCCGCAGCCACCAAACACCAGCCAGAATGTGCCGAAAAATTCAGCCGCACTTTTTCTCAACATATTATTTGTCCTTATTTACACTATGACCGCTACGTATTTATTTAGCGGCGGAATATCATAGCGTTTAAAATAAATAACGGAACCAGGCGCTATTCTTAATCAGGAAGGAAATGTTGCGAGTTGTGCAAAAATGATGATTATTTGTGAATGTAATAGATTTAAATGAATATGGCGTCAGGGAGTTGTTGGCTTTTGTTTAATACAGAAGAGTGTGTGGGAATGTGCGCAGCATGTCGTCTCCAGACGTTTGATTAATTTGGTTTATATTTAGTGCGCCTGAATATCTCCCTTTGGAAGAGATAAATATCATTAAATCTCTCTTAGAGTGATCACCATTGCCTGGATTTACTTTCCAGTCGGGAGCGTTGTTAAGCTAACAGGTCTCCAGTTTGAAATGCCTTGCGTGCCCAAAATTGATTTTCTGTATAAATTTCACGAGGCTGCTAATTCGATTTTTAGGCAAAAGCGCCAGGGCATTATTGTTGATTCACATAATGGACGTTGAACTTAATAAGTTTTTACCCAACATTTACCCAGAAAAAATAAGACATTTAATGCATCAAGGCGGTCAGGCATGAACACAAGAGTGGTGAAAAGAGTGGTGAAATCACTGTTTTATAAAATTTACGAACGGTTTCAAAAGTGAGCGAACAGCAAAATGGCGTCCCCTGCAAATGCTATCGATTTTATAAATGGCATAGGCGAATTAGACACCTTTAGGGACTGGTTGTTGGGCACGTTCAAATGTAACTAAGATACGGTTTTCTTGGTGGGCTCCTGAATTCCTCTCACCATTCAACAGCCTTACAAAAGGCACTGGATAAAGCCAGGCCTTTAAAATTAACTTATACTTGCCGTCCGGTTAATTTACTTTAAAAAGTATTGTCATCGATGATTATTTATTTGGAGTTGGTTAGACAATATTAGAGGTGGTAATATTCCAGATGCTGGAAGTAAGATGACCACTTTAATTCAAGGTGTAATGTCTGGTGGGTTGGCATCTAATTCTACTGCTTTTCAAATAACCGGTAATATTGATACATCCTCATTCTAGATTCATAAGTTCAGGCTGTAAGAGATGAATGTAAAAGGAAATAGCATAAAAAGTTACTCAACAAATAATATTGGAATATTTGACTGCTTCTGAAAGTGATAGATTTATCAATAGAATGTGTATTAACAGCAAGGCTAGGTTCTGACGGAGTTCTCTCTGCCTCTGGAAGAGCTAATATCATATCTGTTATAAAAACAGGAACTGGCTCATATAGCATAATCTCAAATGCAGATGCAGACAAAGCTGACATACTTTGCAGCTTGCATGGAGAAATACTGGAGGTGTTCAGGCTGTTGCAACAAGTAATACAACAACTGTTACAACTAAGAACTCTGCAGGTGTTAATACAGGCCATTTTCGATAAGGACCTTTCTTATTTGAGGATAGCCCCTCCAATAGGGGCTAAGCAGCTTCTTGTAATCTAAAAATATTTTTTTTATGTCCAATAAACCTTCTTTCAATTAAAACCCAGGATAGTGTTGCCAGTATGAGTATTAGAGAAAAAGAAATAATAAGTGAAGCAATGAAGTTTGTTTTTGTGGTGTTTATAACTACTTGCTGTATCGGGTAAGCATAAATATACAGGCCGTATGAAATATCAAACCTTCCATTTATGATTTTATCAGAGAACATGGTGCAAAGTGGCACAATAAAGAAAGGTACTGAAATATAAAACATTAAATCATACTCATTTTTCTCGCTTATGAAAATGGCACAAAGTAATGCTATTGATGTTAGAGCTAATTTTGACAGGACATTATCCCAGTACATTCTTGTGAAAAATAAAAGAGAACCACAAAAAAATGTTACTGTCAAAAGCGACAAACGATTGAAGTCAATATCATAATTGAATTTAACACCATTTCTAACTGCAAGCTGTGTAAATACTGCAATTAAAATGACTAATACACATGAGGCTGTAACCATTTTCTTTCTAAAAAAAACTACGGAAACCAGTATATATGCGAAAAACTCAAACCCTAAAGTCCATAAGCTTCCATTCAGCATCCCTCTGTGTATATAGTCTTTTGCAAACCCGTTAATATTATCAGGGTGCCATCCAAGTGTGATGTAGTCAAGAAATGCTAGCTTCGCACCGTTCGAAATAATGTAATCAATAGCTGGTCCGCTTCCAAAAATAGGGCATAAAAAATATATCATGATAAATGAGCATGCAATTAGCGCAGGGAATATTCTTTTTACTCTTTTTTTATAATATGATATTACTGATTCGGATTTTAAGTAACTTGCAGCTATTAAATATCCTGATATTGAAAAGAAAACAAGCACTGAAAAAGTTCCTAACTTTGTTATCCCAAGTACGCGAGGCTCCACCATGCCATTGAATGCAAAGTGGTGGCTAAATATAACTAATATCGCTGCAACATGTCTGACAATATCAAAACAATTATTTCTGCTCATTAAAAAATCTTCTGTTATATAAAATATATATCTACAAGTCATTAACAAGAAAATGACATCGGGATTAGTCCGATAAGAAATGATGATAGCACTGATCTTTATGTCGATCGACACCCCCGATAGGTAATTTTATATTAATATACAGTAACCTAGGGTGGTCAGATATCGGTGCAGACAATCTATGCCGGGTAACGTCAGGTAACAAAAATTGCGCCGTGTGGCAGGGATATCAGGGATTTTGGTAATGTGAGGAAATCGCGGGTAATGATAAAAATGGCGTCCCCTGCAGACACCTAACGAATCGGGTAAGCGCAGGGGATTGTTAAGGAATTTATATAGTGAATAAAATAATGCCCGCAGTTATGCCCGCAAAACATATTCAGGATGCTTTTTGCAGGTCGTGAAGGTAGCTGCGCTTCCAGGCAAGATAATCGCCATAGAGCCATCGTGATGTGCGACCAAGTTTGATCGGCTTAGGGAGTTTTCCGGCGTTGATCTGTGAGTAGAAATATTTCGCCGAGTAACCAGCATCCTCCATCATAAACTTCATGTCAATGAACGAGTCGTCGCGAAGTTCTCTCATATCATTATCTCCAGGCGTAAAAAAGCCGCCATCAGGCGGCTCACTCGATGCGGATGCCAGCTATTTCACCGGCTGCTATTATGTCGTACAGTTTGTACCATCCGGGAGATGACAGTTCGCCATCAATCGTCTTTCTGCCATATTCGAAATGGAAATCACCTCCGGCCTTTGCTAAAGCTGTTACGACTGACGCTCGCTTCGTATCAGCTTCTGAGCGGATAGGTTTGAAATACTTCGCAGCATAAAAAGCACTTACGCAGTCGAGGCCTTTGTACTGGTCATGGCCGCCAAGCCATGTGAATGCCACTCCATCTTGCGTTACGCACTCAATCCTGACTGGCAGGTTTCCGTTACTACTAGTTTGGTACTCGCAAATCGTGCCAACCGGAGGCAAACCTTCGCCATTCCATACCGGCTGTTGCGCAGCGGCGAGTGCGGCTTCGTATTGCTCGCGGGTGACAGTGGATGTCGTGAAATCATCTGCAATGGTTGTTATAAGCCCCACATAGGAACCGTCACCATTAGAAATGTTCCACTTCCCTTTAATAATATTCAGGTTTGGCTTTGAGGGAAATGCCCACACTTCTCCATTGCTGTCCTGTGAAATAAAAGCATGGTGCTTTTTATCAAGAGGCCACCCGCCACGCTTCGGCAATTCCTGCACCAGTAAATCAATCAGCTTCATATCTTTGCTCCAATAAAAAACCGCCCTCAGGCGGCGTTTGTAGACTTCACTTCTTTACTGATTACCTTGTAGAGGTAACGGCTGTTCGCTTCGTGACAAGATGTCTTTTTTTCAACCATCGCATTAGCATCCTTTTTGCTTTCAAAAACGGCAACCACGCCGTAACCATTGCCATACCTGCCTATCCTGTAAACAATATGGACTCTCATATTCTCTCCAATAAAAAACCCGCCGTAGCGGGTCATGGTGTTAACTCAAAATTGTCATCCCACGGCGGGAATGTGCTCATCCGTCCATGCGACATGATGTACTCCGACGCCGCGGCCATAGAGCATGGCTTCTCGAACTCCAGCATAAAAACATCATCGTAAGCTTTCCCAAGCCACCACCCGCCGCCGTACTCTCTCGCGCGCTGAATGAGCACCCACCGTCCTGGCGCAATTCGGTGATGTATCTCGCCCCTGTAGATAATCAGATAGTCCGAGTCTTTGCTCATGACCCACTCCAAAATAACTGTATTTATATACAGTAAAGTGAGGTGGTCGGGCTGTCAATTCGTGGCCTTACTGCTTTTCTTTAAGTGTCCACTTAACAGGCTTGCTAGTCTTTTCCTGCCCCTTATCGAAACCTGATTTCGCATCGTTGTAACCACACGGAACGCAAACATAATCTCCAGACCAGCCACGCATTGTTGTCTCTTTGGAAATTGCAGTAGAACCACATTTTGGACAAATCATATTAATGAACTCCTCGCTGTTTGAGAGGGTATGATAAACAGTGGGAAGGTCATTTATGCAGCAGAGAATTGAAAAGGTTGTGTAAGAGCTGCTTTGCGCTCTGCTGCGGATTTAGGCATCAGTCGTCGTCCTCTTCCCACCAGTCGTCTTCTTCGTCATCGTAGCTATCGCTGATAGCCAGAAGCGGGTTTGTTGCTTCCAGCATTTCACTGGCTCCGCCACGACGCTGAAGTCGGCGCAATGCCTCATACAGCTCAAAGGCTTCAATGCGTTCATCACCAATATCGAGGGAGGATGCATACTGGTGAGCCTGAGTAACCAGCGTTTCAAGGCTGGAGTAAATCGCCTGCTTATCCATCACTCCTCCTTTCCCGGCAAATTGTAAGGCTGGCTTACATGCTCAGCCACAACCGGCGCGGGCGGTGATTCGTAAAGCACCCGGCATAATGCGCCGCGTGCCTTTTCTCTTTCGAATGCCTGTGCTGAACACTGAACCCACGTATTTCCGCCAACGTTGACCTCTCGCCTGATGTGCGCTTCATGTTGATCTGGCTCCGCCCGCTCCCGCAGCGCCAGCTCGATACTCAGCAGCACATACCCCGGCATCCAGTCGTTAACGTCAGCTACGTGCGTTACCGTTACGCTGATGTAATTACCTGTGAACGACTCGTCATGTTTATCCCACTCGCACAGGTCGAGAGTGTCACCGACGCGGTAATCGCGGTCATTCTTGCGCAGCTCGGCGCGTTTAAGGCCAGCGCAAACGGCTGAATAGTGCTCAGGCCAAATTTTTAAATTGTGCGTAACTGGCTCTCTTATTTCGCTCACGATTTCACCTCCACATCAATCTCAAGTCCGTTTGGCACCTTAACTTCGATAATGTCGTTTTTGACGAAGTAGGACAGAGGCTCACTCTCTTCCTGAAGAAACAGCGTTGTGCGATCGCCGTGATAATTTACTTTCCTTACTCGATAGTACTCATCGAAAACAGAAAGCACGGTATTCGGGCCAATCTCATCAGCGCGTACCTTTTTTAGATGCCTTATCATCTCACTCACCCCCTGTCTCAAGATTGATTCCCAGCGACTCAAGCAGCTCTACGACCTGTTTCTCGCTATATGCCGGGTAGCTGTGGTCTGCGTAAGTGCAAGCTGGACGGGGCAACGTGACTGTGCGCGCCTCAAGCTCCGCATTCCGCTTCTGCGCGGCTTCCAGCGCTGCTATCAGGCAGAGAACAGCCTTTGGGCTTGCTTCAGCAATAAACGCTGCGTCGTCTTTCAGGCAATGCTGCGCAACTGCCTCACTACCAACTCGCACCTCGTATCCGCGCGCTCCACTATGCGGCTTATATGCAGACCAGTCGCCCCAGCGTGCTTTCTCAGCCGCCGCTTTCAGTTTTGCTATGTTCATGCGGCACCTCCTTGACGCAGCTCGACTGCGAAATCGCTGGCAATATTTACTGCCTCATCAAGTCCTATCATTTCGTCTTGACGGCAACTTACGATTGAATTGCTAATTTTCAGGCAAACAGCATCAACAGCGCTGGCCCGCACTTCGCTCAGGAATGCGTCAGTGGCCGGGGTTTCGATTTCTGGCTTGGCATATACCGGCCAGCAATCAGTTCCATCGGAATTTTTGTATCCTGCCTCGTTATGAACATCAAGATATTCACCACATGGGAGAGGGTCTTCCCATGTTGGTGGAATAGCGTGCCAGGATAGATAGGCTTGAGGCTTGTCAAACGCAGCCTTCAGCCCCGCATTCTCCGCCGCCAACTCTTCGCACTGCTTCGTCTTTTCGCGCAGCGCCGCGGTGGTCACGTCGAGCTTATCCGCCAGGCGGACAATCATCTTCGCGATATCAATCAGCGGCGTATTGCTGTCGAGGCACTTCGCCAGCTCATGGCCGGCTGCGATTAATTCGTCGTTGTTCATTTCTTCGCTCCAAGCCAGCGGTTGAGGTATTTGTTGTTATTCACAGAGCCGAAGCTGTTGCGCGCCATTAATTCCTCGCGGCTCGGCATCGGCTGAGATTTGACGCGAGCCTGTAGCTCGCTTTGTGTGATAAGCGGGTCATGTGTAATCATGGATTTTTCCTCGCGCCGTCCGTGGCGCACGATTAAACGCGACGCAGGCTGATGTGCTCGCGCTTTGCCATCTGGCGGATAGATTCGTATGAGCGGTTTAACTTGCGGGCGATGACTTTAGGGTGGACGGTGCCAGCCAGGGATTTGATGAGGCTTAGCTCTTTGGTGGTCCAGTTGCGGCCAAGAGTCTGCTGATTGCCACGGCGTTTTTTGAATGGCTCGCTCATGGCGGCTACCTGATTAACAGCGATGGCTTTCCGGTCTTCAGAGTCGCGCCAGGAACGTCCTTTCCGCCCTCAAGCAGGTGCTTGATAGCCAGCTTATCCGGCTTTATCACCGTGTCGTATTCGACGTATTCAGGCGGTAGAAGGGCGCTGTCGGTTATCTCTACTGAACGACAAGGCGCGCGGACTGTTACCTGGTGAATGCCCGCGCGGATTGATTTCTTACCGGCAGTTTCTAGTGATGTAGCGATGTATGCGCGTATGCTGGCGACCTTGTTTTCAACACTCACTGCGCGCTCTGTCAGGTTCTTCGCCTCATCCCTGAGGCGCTCCGCATACGTCGATTCGTTTTTGCAGATGGCAAGCAGTTGCTCTATTTTATCGGCCAGTTCACCCTCAATCCCTTCGAGGGTGTCTGCCATGGTTTCCGGGTCGATATCAGCATCCATCAGCCTGGCGTAGTCGCTGGCAACCTCATACAGTTTGCTCATTGGCCGCCTCCAGTTTCACTTTGCATTCTGCGTATACTGCCTGGACGTTTTGCTGCAACTTCATGCCGGATGTCAGCTTGTACGCCTCTGCAAATTTCCGCTTGAGGTCGTCCATAGTTTCGGACTGAGCCATTTCATCGCAAAGGTCACTGGCTTTATCAATGACATCCTGCTGGCGCTTGCGCTCGTCTTCCCTGATTTGCTCTTCTGAGTGGTAGGCCATGACTGGCTCCTGATGCATACCTTCATCATCGTTAAGCAGATGAATAGCGTTATCCAGACGCTGCGCTTTAGGCCAGTATTTGCTGGCGCGCTTAACGATGGTCTTGCGGGCCATCTCTTCCCAGAAGTTTTTCCAGGGCCCATTCTTGGCCTTGCTGGTAGCTTCTACGGCCTTGATTTCCGCCAGGCTCATTTCTTCAGTGAGGTAATCACCATCAGGCGTTTTAACTGTGCAGTAACCGCCGACCACTTCGCCACGGTCGCCGAACGCGTTGTATTTGTGCGTTGGCGCTTTATCCAGTCCGTTGGATTCGTAGGTGTCGTTTGCGCATACCAGCTTGCACTGGCCCCACTTAATTGAGCCGGACGACTGAGCCAGATGAAGCAGGCCCATGTAGCTGATGTCGAGGCATACCATCCCATCTCGGGGCACCAGGTACGCCAGCTTGCTCGCCGGGTTCAGCGTGATGCCGATAGCCGCAACGTTGATGATGGCGTTCTGCGCGCTGGTAGGGTTGTTGATTGCCGTCTTCGCGAGGAAGTCGTTTTTCTGAAAGAGCTGAATGGCAAACTGGCTTTCCTTAGCCCATGTGACCGTCTGGTCGGTCATAGCGCCGCAAAACAGCGGCTCCTGCTGCTTAACGAAACTGACGATATCGAATGACATTACGCTGCCTCCCTGTGTGAATGTCGCGCTTTGAAGATGCCGATTGCATACTCGGCGGTAACGCGCTCGGTCAGCGCATCAATCCACCAACCCTCGGATGCGTCCTGAAACGCGATGCTGTGTCCTTCGAGGTAATTGATGGCGTCAGCGGTATGTTCATCCGCATCCGTGGCCGCCAGAGCCGAGATAAACGGGTTGGCTTTCTTCGCCAGTCGCTCAACTTCATCGCTGATGCGCTCGTTATCCGTTGCGTCCAGCGCGGCGATAATTTGCTCAATTTCTTTAACATCTGTCAGGCTCAGTCTCATTGCTTCTGCTCCTGTGGTTTCGGTTGCTGTTTCATCAAATCTTTCATGAGGCGGGAAAACTGCTCATCCGTCATGTCGCGAGGGTTAATAGTCTTCATTGCGGCCTCCGGTACCATGGCATGCTCACTGCCTGCTTCATCTGCTGATTCGCCTGTAACCACATCCCGGCGTCACCGAGGAAGCGGGCAATAACCGCCTTGCTCTGCGCGGCCATAAGGGCCTGATGGTTTACTGTTTGATTGCCGTACATGTCAGCTCCTTAAGCGTTTTGCAGATACCGCGCATGCGGCGGGTGATGAGGTCGAGTAGCGATTCAGAGCAGCCCACAACAGGCCACCCTGCAAAAGCGAACTGTTGCATGGTGTTATCCTTGGTTAATTGGCATAGCGAAAAGGCCGCGCTAATAAGCAGCCTTGTTGATATGCGGGAATGGAAAAGCCGCGCTTAGGCGGCCTTTATCAGATCAGCCCTTTTACGATTTCTTCGGCGATTTCTTCCGCGTCGTCTTCGCCATAATTTTCGGCGAGCTTATCTACGAAATCGTCCCAATTATCTTCCAGAAAGTTGCGGACATACGGGGCATAGCAATCTTCAATTTTTTTTGACATGACATTCTCCAGGCGAAAAAAAGCCCTCCGGAGAGGGCGAACAGACAACAAGGGTTATTTCTCCATTTAACCAGAACAGGTCTTCGTCTCCTGTCTTGGTTATGATGCGGATTGCATCAGATAACCGACTCTATGAATCGGCTATCGGCTGCTATTCAGCACTTTCAGCGAAGTCCTCGATTAGCTCATCCAGGCAATCGTCAGTCATGGCATCCATTCCCTGTGCTCGCTGCATGACTTCAATCGCATCGTCTGGTGAGAGGTCAACTGCAACCAGAAACTCAGCAACGGCAAGCTTTGCAACGTAATATTCATTCTCCTGCATGCACTGGCTGAACACTGCGCTTACTGCACTTGTTAACCTGATCATCAGGTCATTGTTATCGCAACCTTCCATTCACTCCTCCTCGCCGATGGCTTTAGCTTGCGAGCATTCATCATCAATGTCATAAATGTCGTGATAGCATTCGTGGCACAGCTCTTCATTGCCATCGCCACTGTAAACGGCAACCGCAGCAACCCCTTTGCCGCATACGTCGCATTCGACTTCCTCATCCATATCTCACCTCAGATAAGTGGCTTGCCCAAAAAGAAAGGCCGACTATGCGGCCTTTAGTTTTTCCAGTTCTCTTTCAATCATTGCGGTGGTTCTTATTGCCCATTTAACGACATATTTCCTATCCTCCATTACAGGAAACATTTCATCAGGCTTAACCATGCATTCAGATTGCAGCTTGCATCCATTGCATCGTTTGAATTGTCCACACCATTGATTCTTATCAATAGTCGTAGTCATACGGATAGTCCTGGTATTGTTCCATAACATCCTGTGGATGTTCATCGAACTCTTCAAATTCTTCTTCCATATATCACCTCAAATTAATGGAATCGATTTACCGCGCATTTTCTGGTGCGCGTTAATCAAGTGGGTAGGGTGGTTAACCGGCTTCTTGTATGCCGCGTTGCGCTTTCGTTCGGTTACTTCCGGCTCCTGGTAATCGCGGAGAGCTACGAGCGAAGTGGCTCGGTCAACGCGACTTGAATGCTTGCGTGATTCTTCCTGAGAAGCGTCAGGAGCCTCGCAACCTAAAATGGAGTCGATGATATTGCAGATAGCGTCACGCTCGATAGCGAGCTTTCTGCGCCGCTCATGACGGCGAGTTTTAGCGTTACCAGCTGATACTGAAGAACCGTATTGGATAACCGTCATGGCTTTGTCCTCGTGTGAAATGGCTTTGGTGGTGTGGTGATTACCGAGCACTCAGATGCTTCTATCAGCTATCGGTTGGGCATCACGATCGCATTGCGATTCGATGTGCTTATTCACTGGAGCTTTTGCTCACCACACCCCAAACCCATCTCGTTTGGTATCTGTTCGCGCTTTGTCAGCGCACCGTCGAAGTTAAAGAGCGATGCCAATCTGTTCCGTTTGGCTACCAGCGTCCTGCTGATGGACTAAAGATACAGATAAAACTGTAATAACGTCAACAGATAAAACTGTAAAATTTGTAGATTGAAACAGATGTGGTTGTTTTTGAAGGTAAAAAATTTGTTGAGGTTTCATGCTCGTACTGGTTGTGTAGAATTAACTCACTCAGGTCTTAAAGGTTCAGCATGTTATGGATATCAATGAGTGGTTAGAAAAACTACGTTGGCTGTCGGCAGACCAGAAGGTGCAGGTGCATTTTGAATTGCAAGAGCAGATCAAGGCGCATTACAAGCTGAGGGCTGAGGGCGATCATCTTGAAAGAGCGATACAACTGTGCGAACAGTCAGTAGCATTCGCGCCGCTGGCTTTTAAGGCTTTGAAAGAAAAGTGGGAAAGGGATTTCCCTGGGCAGGAGTTCTTTGTTCCAGCTCACCACGGATACCGACAGCTAATAACGATTATGAAGAAGCGAAAGGATATGAGTAGGGTAAAAGAGCTTCAGGCTAAGCGAGATGCCGAGGGGTGGGCTGAATAGGCAATAAAAAACCCGGCTCGGTGGCCGGGGGAATGGGTTGACACTGTTTACCACTATGTCATACTTCAATTACGCCAAGACTGCGACATCTTGCGGGCTCGGGAGACCGACTTGGCGTCATACTACCAAGTTTTATATGGCAGTTTTACAGCTCCAAAACCTTCTATTTTTCCTTCCGGTGACCTTCTATAAGAACCTTTGAATTTGTCTGTAAATCTTCTATCGCCGTTTTTGCAAGACCGCAGTACAGCTCCAGCGACCATATCAGCCAACTGAATTCCGACACTCAAATGTGAAGGGGATATAAACAAACCGCCAATGATGTTTTGGTAGTCGGATGTTTTTGAAAGTTGAGCCTTCATTAATTTGTCGTGATGCTCACGGAGCTTTTCATCGTCACGAGAACCCCTGTGATCGCACACGACTATGCCATACTCTGCGCAGCCAGATGATTTGCTCAAGTCCTGAAGATAGTACTGAAATCGTTCAGTTAACTTCTTGTAACAATGCATGTAAAGAGCTTCAGGCGTCCCCATGTAGCTTGTTTTATATGCATTTTCAGTGTGACATGCTACACAGATTACCTTAACCCCTGGATGTGTCTCTATGATGTTATAGATCCCATCTCTAAATCTTTCTCTTGCATCATCATTCAAATGGCATAGCCCGTTACCTTTGTTTTTAGACCCAGCTCGCGAGAAGTGCCGCCACTTGATCTCTTCGGTAACGCCGAAGCTAGCTTTTAATTTATCAAGCGAGGTCGCAACAGATTTCCACTCGACCTCTGGTATACAAACACCGCCCAATACAAAAAAAGGCGTATGACTTGTTTTGGAAATAGGTGGCGGCGTCCCTGATTCATCAACAAAAAGCATCTGCATGCGTTGTACCTTTCATCTGCCTATCATCACCCAAACGTCTCTTCAGGCCACTGCGCCTTAACTACCTTTCCTATGATGCTGACTATCTCTTCCGGCGATAAATCCGGTGTTCAACCATCGTCCCGATAATCTGGATGTGGCGATCAATGCTTCGCATTACAGGATAATCGTCGTTAAGCGGTATCAATTCAAAGTGCTGCCTGCCATCTTCTGCAAGAGTGGTTGGGCGGTATTTCTTGAATGTGGCCTCGTGTTCGCCATTTTTCGCAACCACAAACTCTCCAGGGGCTGGTTCGATTTCCGGGTCCACGATTATCACATCGCCAGCCTTAAAATCAGGCTCCATAGAATCGCCAACAATCTTTAGAGCAAAGGTGTATTGCGACCAGTCCATGTCAGTCATGACGTACTCGCAAGATCCATCAAGGGCCTCTATAGGTCCTTTAGTTGCCATTTCGCCAGCTTGTACATAGCTGATCAATGGAATCCTCCTTGTGTTCACCTCGCTAACAGGCTGGAAGTTGCCACCATTAACCAGCCATGACGGGTCACAGCGAAGAGATTCAGCAATACCAACAATGTTACGGGGCTTTAATGTCTTTCCTTCTTCAATACTCGCCCAAGACTGCTGCCTGATTCCAGCTTTTTCTGCTGCTTCAGTTTGAGTCAAACCCAGCTCAATTCTTCTTTGTTTTACCCGTTCTGCAAGGCTCATAGCTTCCTCTCCATTTCCTCACATCGTCACAGTTAAAGCTGTATTTGACAAACAGAAGTAACTGTTAGACAATACAGACAAAACTGTGGAGGTGAGTAATGAATACAATTTCCGAACGCCTCAAACAGAAGCGCATGGAGTTGAATCTGACACAGGCGCAATTAGCTGAGAAAGCTGGGATGAAGCAGCAATCAATACAGCAAATTGAAGCAGGTTCTACGCAACGTCCGCGCTTCCTGTTTGAGCTTGCCGCAGCTCTCCAGTGCGACCCGCTCTGGTTACTGTACGGCAAGAAACGCGGCTCCAGGGCCGCCTAAGCAGTACCCGCTCTTTATCAATCTGAACCGCCGACAACGCGGTAATTCATTCAAGTGGCAGACCCCACGGTCTGCGCACGTATCTATCTAAACCACAAAGGAAGAATACCGAATGGAACTTACAAGCACACGCAAGAGAGCCAACGCAATTACCAGCAACATTTTCAACCGCATTGCTATTCGCGGTCAGCGAAATATCGCATCGCAGTTGGGCGTTGATGAGTCGCAAATCACCCGTTGGAAATCCAGCATGATCCCGAAGATGTCGATGCTGTTGGCAATTCTGGAATGGGGAGTGGAAGACGAGGAATTATCGAATCTTGCAAAGCAGGTAGCACTGCTTCTCACAAAAGATAAAGCCCCAAGCGCTGGAACGCTTGAGGCTTAGCAAACTGTGTTACGCCAACACAATCAACAGGAGACATTTTAATGCGAAAACGCAGGAAGTACCAGGAAAAAGAAGAGATTCGGCACCCTGAATCACCTGACGGGTTGGTTGTCGCGGCAGCCAATAACAGATCGTTCGCTGAACGGTTCATTGGTGTTTATCGACTGGCTAAGGCAGGAGTGAAGAATGGGCGTCGTTAAATTAGCAGACTACCGGCAGCAAGAAAGCCGCGTAAACCAGCAGGAGGCAGCCGGTATGGGGTTTGTCTCTATACACCGCCAGTTTATGGATAGCCGACTCTACAAGGACTCTCAGGCCGTGCATCTTTGGGTGCATCTCATCCTCAAGGCAAACCATGAGGATACCGTCGTAAACACCGATGTTGGACCGGTCACCGTTGAGCGCGGGCAGATGATTACAGGCCGCCCGACACTGGTCAGCGAAACGTTCATTCCCGACAACAAAATTAAGAGCCTCCTGCGAAGTTTTGAGGCTAAAGGGATGATTACCGTCACGTCGATGCAGAAGAAATTCAGCCTCATCACCATCGTAAAATATGACGATTTTCAGGTTCAAAATTGTCCAACGAATGTCCAAGACTTGTCCAACGCAAACACCAGTAAAAATGCGGCTCTCAGGGCTGTTTGTCCAAGCGATGTCCAACGTTTGTCCATAAACAATAATATAAATAATAACTCATTACCTAAAGGTAATGAGTATGTCGCAAACGAGCCTGAAGAACAGAATCAAAAGCCCGTCGTGCAGAAGCCAAAAATTTCCTGCGAAGAAGTCTGGCAATGCCTGAAAGATGAATTGCCAGAAGCCAGGGGGTGGAGATGCCTCACTGATGAGCGTCGTAACCTCATCCGCACCTTCTGGGGCAAGGCGAACAAGATCGCCCGCAATCTGGATGGCAAGCCTCTCGACATGGAAGGCTTCAGGGGATACCTGAAATACATCAGCGAAAACTGCCGCTGGATGCTGGAAGACCGGCCTGACCAGAAGACCGGCAGGACGTGGCGTCGCATGAAGTTTGACAGCTTCCTGAACTCGAAGCTCTACATCGAAGTTCGTGAGGGTGATCGCGATGACCGATGACATCAAAACCCCGCCATGTAACTACGAGGCTGAACAGGCCGTTCTCGGCTCAGTGATGGTCGCCCCGGATAGCGACAACGTCCAGAAAGTGCTCGGCTTCCTGAACGCTGACATGTTCTACAGCAGGCAGCACGGCAGAATCTTCGCTGCGTTGCAGGGACTGAACGCCAAAGGCAAGGCGCTGGATATGCTGACGCTTTCAGACGCTCTGGAAATGCAGGGAGAGCTTGAACAGGTAGGCGGCTTTGCTTATCTGGCAGACATTTCCCGCAACACGCCAAGCGCCGCTAACGTCATGCACTACGCCAATGTCGTGAAGGACAAATCGACAGAGCGCATGGCAATCGAGCAGGCAACGCAGATGCTTGAGGTGCTCTACTCGCGTTCAGGGATGACGACCGCGCAGAAGCTGGAAGCCGTTCAGGCGCTGGCGATGAAGGTCGATGACAAAGCCAAAACCGGCAATCATCGCGGCCTGATGACGTTCAGGGACGCGTTCAACAAATGGACTTATCAGGTCGGTGAGCGACTGGAAGGCAACCCGTCATCGGTAGGTCTGACATCGGGGATTGAGGCGCTGGACGAAATGCTGGAGCCCAAGCGAATCGTACGCGGATCCCTTTTCGTTGTCGGTGCGCGCCCGAAGATGGGCAAGACCACCGTCTATCAGAAAATGGCTATCCATTGCGCACTGGTAGAAAACCTCCCAACTCTCGCATTCAGCCTCGAAATGCCGACCGAGCAGCTGGTAGAGCGCATTATCTCTCAGCACTCCCGCGTGAAGTCGGATGTGTTTTACCAGAACGGCTACAACGAAAACCAGTTCGCCCAGGCGCTCGCAATGGGTACGCAGATTGCCGACAGCAACAACCTGTACATCGACGATACGCCGGGCCTGTCTCTGGCTCACATCGTCTCCGAGTCGCGCCGCATTAAGCGCGAGCGTGGCGAGGTGGGGATGGTTCTTGTCGACTACCTGACGCTCATGGCTGCCGAGAAGGCGGATACCGAGTCTCAGGCGTACGGCATCATCACCAAAGGCCTCAAGATACTGGCTAAAGAGCTTAACTGCGTTGTCGTGCTTCTGACGCAGCTTAACCGTGGTTCAGAGGCTCGCGCCAATAAGCGACCGCAGCCGAGCGACTCACGCTCTACCGGCCAGATTGAGCAGGACTGTGATTACTGGCTCGGTATCTATCGTGAGAATGAGGATGACGACACGGTTAATCCGGCAGAAACAGAGTTGCTTTTGCGACTCAACCGCCACGGCAACACAGGCACCGTTTACGTTGAGCAGCGTAACGGGATTCTTTACGACATCGACCAGCAAGAGGCGCGTTTCCGCAGGGAAGAGCGCGAACGCAAACCGAATAAGAAAGGGGGATTTTGATGATCACTATTAGCAATGAGCAAGCAAAAGACCTGCGTAACGCATTTGAATGCTGGCAGCAGGACTATGACCCGGTAGAAGACAAAGAGCAGTACGAGATGTTTGGTCTCGGCGTTGTAGCGATGGATGAGCTTCTGGCGCTGCGCAAAGAGCGGGAGCGCGCGGAGCCTGTGGCGTACATTATTCAGGACAAATACCATCGAGAAAAAGGGGACGAAGGCTATTTAAGTCGCGTTCATGCCTCACGATACATTCCCGGCGATGACATTTTTAAGGATGGAGTGGTCTGTACTCCTCTTTTTAAAGAAGCCCCACCCGCGCCCAGTATTGCTGATGACTCTCTGCCGTATGACCCACAGATTGCTGAGTATGAGCAAATGATGGAAGCAGAGCAGGCTCAAGCCGACACCACCGCGCAGCAGTTCGAGTTGCTTGCAGGTAAGGCGGTTGGTGGCAGCGAAGGTTTCGAGTGTACGCCGGTAGCTGACCTGTACGAGCTTATGACCAAATGCGGAGAATGTTACGACTATACAACCTCGGCAAAAGTCGCCGCTGACTGGATTAAAGAAGGTTATTCAGCGCGGGAATACGTGAAGCTTGACCGCCTGCAGGAAGCTCTCGTTTTTGCGACGCCTGAGCCATGCAAATAACCCTCGACGACATAGACACCATCGCCAGATACATCGGCACTCCTCGCTTCATCGACATCGAAACACTCACCAAACGATATCTCTTTACCAGCCAGCTGATCGCCATGGCGGCAATCAGTCGCGCGAGGTATTGAGCGGAGACGCATCATGATAACCAAATTGCAAATAATGAAATGGTTCGAAATGAACCGGAAAGGCACCGTTAAGCAACTCGTCGAGGAACTTGGCGGCAAGGGCGAACGCGTAGCCACGGTCATCTGCGGCCTTGTGAAAGAGGGCGTGTTGACTCGCTCCGCAAGCACCGGCATTGGCACGCGCTGCCGCATGTATGAGCTGAGCGAAGGTAAAACGAATCGCCAGCGTATCCGCGAATACGTCACTGAGCATGGGCCCGTATCGTCTCGCCAGGTATCAGAGGGCACCGGCTTAGATATGGGCGCAGTCCAGCGCATTCTCCGCGATGAACACGATGCAGGGCGTATTGAGCGCTACCACTCAGAGAAATGCAGCGAGCACCAGGGCTCATTCCTGTATGTCGCAGCGCATGAGTTATGTCAGTTCGGATGTTCAAATCCGATGACTGCGTTCATCAATCAGCAGCTGCGCGCGATGCGACAGGAGATGCGGGTATGAGCATCATAATGCTGGTCTTTATCGGCCTGTGCTTCATGTTCGCTGCCATCGTTAAGCAGGACGGCCTGATGTTCACAGACGCGCTGATTCTGCTGTGCAGCGCATTCGTATTGGCTAAAGAGGAGAAGCGCCGTGGATAAGAGCAGAGAGCAGTTTGAGAAATGGATGAGTGATGATGGCAAATATTCGTTAGCAATAGAGAAAACGGGTGAAGATTACATTCTAGCTACGACCAGAGTGCAATGGGAAGCATGGAAGGCATCCCGCGCAGAGGTGGAAGTAGAAATCCCGGAAGTGGAAAAGTGGCGCTCACCAGAAGCGGTAATGGCGCAAAGGGCAATGTTGGTGCTTGTTAAGCAAGCTATCAGTGACGCCGGTCTCAAGGTTAAGGGGGAGTGATGACGTGGACTCCCGTCAATGGCGCACAAAATATGCCCGTAGGAAAGTGGCTGGTTCAACTTTCCGATGGGGATTTTGCAGTGGCAAAAATTCACGAAGAAGTCCAGGTAGTGGGAGGGCATTTCCATTTTGATGCGCCGCCTGTAGTGGCTTACATGCCGCTTCCAGTACCGTATGCAGGAGTGAAAAATGAGGAAACAAACGTTTGAAATCCGCACCCCGATAGTCCAGCAAAACGCCATCCGCACCATCCAGCAGCTTTACCCCGACCCGGAAAGACCTCTCATCGTGACCATTCAGGGAAAGACGCGCTCAGTAGAGCAGAACAAACGTCTTTGGGCCACGCTGCGCGATGTTTCGGAGCAGGTCGTATGGCATGGCATGAAGCTGGATAGCGAAGACTGGAAACACATCTTCACGGCGGCGCTTAAAGGCCAACGCTCGGCACCTGGCATCAACGGCGGCTTTGTCGTTCTTGGACAGTCGACCAGTAAGATGAAAGTCAGCGAGTTTAGTGAGCTTCTGGAGTTGATTTACGCATTCGGCGCAGAGAGAGGCGTCCAATGGAGTGAAGACGCTCAAGAAGCTATTGAGTGGGCCAAACGAACTGGAAGGAAGGTGGCAGTATGACAGACAAATCAAACACGCCAGTTGAGATAAAAGACCTCTGGCAAACCCCGCCTGAAATATACCGGGCGTTACGGAGCGAGTTCCCGTTTTTCCTTGATGCGGCTGCAAGCCAAAGTAATGCGCTTTGCACCAGGTTCATTGATGAAAAGGAAAACACTCTCGAAGCGAATTGGCTATCGAAAATGCCGATCGGAGTAGGCCGGGCTTACGCATGGCTGAACCCACCATACAGCGCGCCCATGCCTTTCATTAAGAAAGCAGCACAGGAGAATGCAGATCACAGTGTTGGCTGCGTGATGCTTCTGCCTGCTGATACCTCTGTCCAGTGGTTCAAAGAGGCTATCAAGACAGCGCATGAGGTCAGGTTCATTACTGGCGGGCGGCTCTCATTTCTGAACGCAAGCACGGGCAAGCCGGTAAACGGCAACAACAAAGGCTCAATGCTCATCATCTGGCACCCATGGCCGCGTGCTGGCGAATGCCGAATGACGACCGTTGAACGTGATGAGCTAATGGCGTATGGCAGAAAACGCCTGGAGGCGCTGAAATGCGAAAACGAAAAAGCAGCATAGTCGCTGTAATGGAAAACTGCATATTCATCGTCCGACCCCGCCGCAAGAAGAAACCTGAATTACCTCCCTCTCAAATCCCAACGTACGCGTATACAGCCCACCTTGCTGATGTCCGGTGGCTGCGTCAACGCGCCAGGAGGAAGCATGACAGCTGAATACGAGTACGCAGAGCGTTTCGCCGACATAATGGAAGACATGCAGGGCGATGGCGTGGATGCCATGAACATCCTGATGAATTACCTGATGGGCTTCGTCGAGCAGATGAGCTAAGGCGAAGAGGACAAGGGGCTCATCTGGCAACTGGAAGACAAAGAGCTGGTTATCACCATTGAGCCGGCAGAGACAAACACAGCGAGGCTGCACTGATGGACTATTCAAAGTTAAGTGACCGGGATATTGATGCCCTGGTTTTGCAGCAAATTTATGGCAATCAGGCCAGTGACAAAGACATCGTGCGTTCCTGGTTGCGAGGCGGATTTAAATACACGACCAACCCCGCCGACGCATGGCCGATTATTCAGGACAATCGTATTAGTTTGGTTATCGATGATACGACAAATGAATGGTCATCGGCTCTGGTTAATGACTTTTCTGAAGACAGCGCATTCCAGCATTCCAACGCCAATAAAAACCCTCTGCGTGCGGCGATGATTACTTTCCTCATGATGCAGGAAAGCCAACATGCTTAACCCCACCCAAACCCAAGCATACGAGCAGCAGAGCATAGCCAGAGCTCTCTGCGCAGGGTGCAGCAAGCAACTGGAGCCGGATGAAACCTACGCATGCGGCGAGTGCTTCAACGAATGGCTTGTGTATCGAGACCCGAACGGAGATATCGCAAATGACGATATTCAGGAGCAATAAATGGCTTCAGGCAGTCAGGGAGATAGATTGCTGCGTTCTTTGCGGAAGGTATGGAGTTCAGGCCGCGCACCGGAATGAAGGAAAGGGAATAGGGCTCAAGGTAGACGACAGCTTAACAGCGGCGCTTTGTCCGTCATGTCATGAGCGAATCGACAACGGGAAAGACTTAAGCCGGGAGGAGCGACGTTCTGAAATGGACCGCGCTATCGTCCTGACGCTGCAAAAGCTAACGCGAGAAGGGAGGGTAACGGTGCGATGAACGAATACCGAATAGTCCTGCCCTGGCCGCCCTCAGTAAACAAGTACTGGCGGCACTCAAGAGGCATTCACTACATCAGCGATTGGGGTAAGCGATACAGACGAGAAGTAATCGAAATCATTCAGCAGCACAAGTTAGACATAAAAATCCAACCACGCATCAGAATCACCATCCACGCAGCACCTCCCGATAACCGCAAACGCGATTTGGACAATCTACCCAAAGCCGTTTTTGACGCACTTACAAGTGCGGGCTTCTGGCTTGATGACGGTCAGGTAGACGATATGCGCATCAAGCGCTGTCAGGCGGTTAAAGGAGGAATGCTCGTTTTGGTGGTGACTGAGCTGGGCGGGAAGTTACCAGACATAGCCGAGTTAATGGAGGCCGCATGAGCGAAATAAGCAGAGAGGTCTGCGAGGAATATCTCGATGCGTTAGTGACGGTTGAGTTAGCCGCAAAGCTCGCGCAGAAAGACGGACGCAAAATCAACGCGGCCATACGCGCAACGGTTAGCGCTTTAATGACACGGATTAGAGACCGGAAGGTGAAGGGAATATTCACTGGACTGGCGCGTCAGCCATTCCCAGACGGTGCACTGAAGATGTTAAGGCGACAACTCGATTCAATGGTAGGGGAGCCAGTATGAGCACAGTAACCCATATCTCATCAGCGCAGCAGCGCCAGAAGGATAAAGAGATGCTTGAGGCTGTTGAGTGGCAGCTTAACAACGCTCATGAAACGGAGCGGCGCTTAAAGGAAATGCGTAAGGAGCTGGAAAACCGGCTCGGTATCAACAAACCAGAGGGAGGCGATGCAGCATGAACCTGGAAAATGCACTGAAGTATCACTTCGCCAAATCAACCATGATAAACGACTCTCCGCGAGCCACAGCATCAGACGCATTGACCGGCACTGATATCATGGCAGCTCAGGGAATGGTGCAGAATCGCGCGCAGATGGGCTTTGCGGCGTTTATGGGGAAAATGGGTGTCAGCAGCAATGACCGTGAGAAAGCTATTGAACTGCTGACCCTGTATGCAATTGAGCGCTGCGATAAGGTTGCCGCCTTGCGCAAGCTCGAAAGTGATATTAAGCCAAAGGTAATGCAAGCGCTCGCAACTTACGCCTTTGAGGACTATTCACGCAACGCTGGGAGCACCCGGCAGTGTGAATGCTGCAATGGCCTTGGCTTCATTCATGCGGAAGTCGTGACCATGAAGCACATTGGCCGGCCGAATCTGGCGGCCAGAAGGGAGCAGGTGAAAGCGCTGTGCCAGAAGTGCAAAGGAAAGGGTGTGGTTTCTACGGCATGCTCTGACTGCAAGGGACGAGGGAAGGCGATAAATCAGGAGGAGACGGAAAAGCAGGGTGTTCCTGTGATATCTGACTGTAAGCGCTGCGGTGGCGTAGGTTTTCCTCGCCTGCCATCTACCGAGGCGTTTGCTGCGGTATGCCAGATTACTGACGCCATTTCGCTCGACACGTGGAAGAAGTCAGTTAAGCCGTTCTACGACGCCCTTATCATTAAGTTTGAAGTGGAAGAATCGTGGGCTGACGCACAGTTACGAGAAGTCACCAGGTGAAAACCGAAAATAGCGCATTAATTTATCGTGCGCTATTTACTTTTCCCGAACCTGCGGATATGATTTCTAACAGTGGAAGTTGCGCACGTTGTTAAGCGCTAAAAACATTAAGCCCTGAGTTAATCGCTCGGGGCTTTTTTATTGGCTCAACCCAACCAACAGGTGTTCATATGAAAAGCTGCAACGCTACTCAGGGTTTCGATAACCCGAATAAATTCCGTGAAGAGTGGGATCGTCAAACCAAAGAAGCATGAGGCGAAACCGGCAAGGGCATTGATGGAACAGGCAGCGTAACCGCTATGCGGAACAGGCAGCGTAACCCTCTCAGTGCTCTTTCCAGTTTTCGTCACGTTAGCGACTTTGCGGCATTTTAGAAACTGACCACAAAGATAAATGCAAACGATGATCTGATGTTGATGGCGGCGTAACAGCCTTAAATCACGGGGTCTTCCGACTCCCCGCTACCAAATTCGGCGCACTGGCCCGGTGTGATTAATAATGGGCACCCACCAATGAGAGTATTGCGCGACGCCGGAGATCGCCACTGCTTGGTAGAGGGTTCGAATCCCTACGCAGTGCTCTCATTCGTGGGTAACAACGGGCATATCGCCTTAGTAAATCCCATATCGGTGCTGGGTTGATCTCCAGCCGTCAGCTCCACGAAACGGAGTCCGTAACAGGTAAGGGAGCTGAACTTTTTAAGCCAGGTAAGCGCTGGCGTCGGTGCGATTCCGGGCAGTTTCCTTTCCGTTGTGGTGAATGCGCAGGCTGATGCGCAAAAGGCCCGCTAAAGCGAAGATAATTTAGCAATCCGGAGTTCAGCGCCGGCCACCACAATCAAATCACTCCAAATATTTAAGGCTCGCTTCGGCGGGCCTTTTTCGCATTAGGCCACAGGCAATCAATCACAGATGAACCCTCGCATCCTTTGCCTTGCTGGCCTTTCCTGACACTACCCACAGCACCCGCTTTAACGCGAGGTGAGAGATATGAAAATGCCCTACAAAAGCGATCCGAATATCTGGTCCATCCTCATCGCTTTCGGCATGACCCTTGTTGGCGCTATAGCCAGTTACTCCTTCAAAGTTCTCAACGGAGAATCCTTTAGTTGGAGGACAATGTGCCTTCAACTAATTGTGTCGATATTCGCTGGTTTAATCATGACCATGATCGCCATCCACTATAACTGGCCGCAAGAGGTGATGGGCGGCGTATGTGGCATGGCTGGCTGGTCGGGTTCCTCCCTGATTAAAGCGCTTGAGAACCGTTTTCTGAGCAAAGCAGCAGGAAAAGAGGTATCCAATGACTAAAGACCAGTTCATGCGAGCTGCGGGCATCAGTAGCTCGCTGGCTGAGAAGTGGTATCCGCACATCGTCGAAGCCATGAACACCTACGGCATCGACACACCAAAACGCCAGGCTCACTTCATTGGGCAAATCGGCACCGAGTCGGGCGGCTTCCAGTCTGTGCAAGAGTCGCTCAACTACAGCGTCGCCGGTCTGGCGATATTCGGCTCTCGATTAACCGCTGCCCAACGCGAACAGTTAGGCCGCAAACCCGGTGAAAAGGCTTTATCCCCTGAACGACAGGCAGCTATTGCCAACATCGTCTACGGCGGCCGATTCGGCAATAACCTGAATGGTGACGGCTGGAAGTATCGCGGTCGCGGCCTCAAACAAATCACCTTCAAAGCTAACTACGAAGAGTGCGGTAAGGCGCTTGGTCTCAATCTGGTCGACTCGCCTGACCTGTTAATACAGGACAAATACGCTGCGCTCTCTGCCGGCTGGTTCTGGAAAGCAAACGGCTGTAACCAGTTTGCCGATGCAGGCGACGTGAACGGTCTGACCCGTCGCATCAACGGCGGCCTGAATGGTTTGCAGGACCGCATAGACAGGACGAAACGAGCGGAAGGAGTTTTGTTATGAGTTTCACGACTATCAAAAACCTGATCCCGTTCGTGTTCGCTCTCATCATCATCGGCTTCATCGCGAAGCTTGGCGCTGACAACCGCCAGTTGCGAATTGAAAACAGCTCCCTGGTGAAAGACAACCGCGAACTGAATGGCAAGAACGCTGACCTGGCAAACACACTGCAAAATCTGGCTGACAAAGTTGGCGAGATGAACCAGCTCGTTGATGCAGAGTCACGCCGTCGCGCAGCAGCAGAAATGAAGTCGCAACGGCTTCAGGAGGAAGTGAAGAGTGCGCTCAAAGATAACAAGTGCTCTGTCGAGCTTATTCCTGATTCTGTTATTGACCAGCTGCGCCGACAAGCCGACTCAATACGAGGTGGTGAAGGCACCGACACTACCGATACCGGCAAACTTACTCGTTGACTGCGTTATCCCTGAAATACAAAGCAACATGACTTTCGGGGATAGCGTACAGCTCAACATCCTGTTGCTCGATTCGCTGGACGCCTGTAACGGGCAGATTCGAACCATCAGGAAAATAGAAAGCAACCGAGCCTCGCAATAGCGGGGCTTTTTTATGCGCATCGCACGCGCACATCTTAGAAAGTCTTTCAGTTGTGAGCATGGGCAAACCGATTGCTTTCGGCGGCTTTGCCGTGCGACAGGCTCACGTCTAAAAGGAAATTTAAATGAGACTGACCGTTTTAGATGACGATCCTGGCCGGAAAATTAATCCCGCTCAGGAGCGATATAAAGTCTATATCGATGGCGTTGAAGTTAAGCATGTATTCACTGCTGATGATGAAAAAGACGAGGTGATTGCAGCAGTACCCGATGAGCGCGGATACATGACGGCGGAGAACGGCGTGGTTAAGCAACAAACGCTTTACGGAAAAGTCACCATTAAGCGCCAATAACCCCCCCCCACAGGATAAGCCGTAAGTGGGTGAGCCATTCCGTGAGGAATCGCGAAGCCTGCGACCATGACAACCCCCAAGAAGATTCACCATCAGCAACAAAGCAATATCGGCCTCGCTTATGCGGGGCTTTTTTATGCGCTTCGCACGCGCAAAAAATAACCCGAGCCTTTCAGAAAGCTGAGCCTGAGAACAACCGTTGGTGTCATTGCGGCCTCTCGGGTGACGGCTGTTCTGTGCGACAGGCTCATCTTCCTTAAAGGTGTCAGCAATGAATATTGTTCCATTGAACTACAAAGGCGAAGCTATTCGTTTTAATACCGACGGATGGATAAATGCTACCGATATCGCTGATCGCTTCGGCAAGCGACTAGACCACTGGCTGTCCAATGCAGAGACGCTGGAATATGTGAGGGCATTGGATGAGGTCTATTCAGGATCACCATCTGAAATCTTACATACCCGTAAATCCGGGTATGTAAAAACCAGCAAAGCGCGTAAAGACAGGGGCGGTGGTACGTGGCTGCATCCAAAGCTATCGGTCGCCTTTGCCCGTTGGTGCGACCCTAAATTCTCCGTCTGGTGCGACCTGCATATTGATAGCCTGCTTCGTGGCGAACTTACCGAGCAACAGAAGTTTGAGCAAGCCTGTCGGATTCGAGATGACCGGCAATCAAAAGCCAGCAATGGGGCACGAGAAATGGCCCGCTGGCGATGGGATAAGCCCGGCATTGAAGCCAACGTTGAATTCTGGCGTGAGCAACTCCAGTTAACACTGGACATCGCAATTTAGAGGCTTGGAGAGGTGAGAGCCTCTTTCACAACGGCTTTCATCACAAGGCGCATTTACGAGTGCGCCTGATGATGGATGTCACTCCAACGATGCATAGCATCTTAATAACTAGGAAAACAAAATGACTAAACGCGCTATCTCAACTGGTGGTTATCCAATCGAAGTTTCCACCCCTACTGACCCGGTAACCATCCCTGCAGCGACAACCTCAGCTATCGGCGGGGTTAAGAAGATGGCTGCACAGGCTGATTCAACCGCAACCGATGTTGCTGGTCTGCTGGCTGACTTTAATGCTCTGCTGGCTAAAGCTCGCACTGCTGGGCTGATGTGATGATCACCATGAAGGTGGTGGCACAAAAGCGGTGGTGGGTAAGCCCATTACTTTCCGTGCTGAAGGCATTTGTCTACGCACGCATCGTTAAAGAGAAACACCTCAAATCCTTGTCAGGCTTCATTGCTCGATGGGGATTTAAGTTCAGAACAGAGAAATAACATGGCAAAGCTCACCGACAAACAAGAGCTGTTTGCCCGTGAGTTCATTAAAGACCTCAACGCCACTCAGGCGGCCATCAGGGCGGGTTACAGCGAGAAGTCATCCCGCAACCAAGGCGCAAGGATGATGGCAAATGATGACATTTTGCATCGCATCGCAGAATTGAATCAGGAGCGTCTGGAGCGAGTTCAAGTTGATGCTGATTACGTTCTGCGCCAGGCAGTAAAACTTCATGAGCGCTGCATGCAGGAGGTTGAACCTCTTACTGACAGGCGTGGTGAGGAAATAAAAGATGAGCAGGGAAGAACGATTTACGGCTTCGACGCAAAGGGCGCTGCCGCTGCACTGAAGCTTGTTGGTGAGCACATAACTGTGCAGGCATTCAAGACCAACGTTAAGGCTGAACATGTCGGTAAGGATGGCAAGCCGATTGAAGTTGTTAACTACACCCCTGCTGATTACAAAGCAGCACAGGCTCAGCTTGAGGGGAAATTAAAAGGCCTGGACTGATATGAACGAAATTATCGAATGGGATGATTTGTCATTCCCTGAGCGTGTAGTGCTTCGTTCAAAGTCCACCAAGTCGTTTCTCAACTTCACTCGGTTGTGGTTTGAACTTATTCAGGGCGATCGCCTGCTGGTAAACTGGCATCACCGCCTGATGGCGTCAAAAATTGATGATCTGATAGCCGGACGCCTTGAGCCGCGAAACCTAATTATCAATATTCCACCTGGCGGGACGAAAACGGAGTTCTTCTCCATTCATTTTCCTGCATACGTCAATGCACTGGTGCAGGAAGGAAAGCTCAAGCGTTTCCGCAACCTGAATATCTCTTTTGCTGACACGCTGGTTAAGCGCAACTCACGCCGCACTCGCGACATCATTGCCAGTAAAGAGTATCAGGAGTTTTGGCCGTGCTCATTTGGCGTCAACCAGGCTGAAGAGTGGGAGATAAAGGACGAGCGCGGACGCTCAATAGGGCAGACGGTATCCCGCTCCAGTAACGGGCAAATCACCGGTGGTCGTGGTGGCTACTTTGGGCCCGAATTCTCCGGCATGGTTATGCTGGATGACTACAACAAGCCGGTAGACATGCTCAGCGAGACCAAGCGGAACAGCGCTAACACGCTTCTGGTAAACACCATCCGTTCTCGCCGCGGCGATAAGTCGAAAGACCACCCAACACCATTCGTGAGCATTCAGCAGCGCCTTCATACTGGCGACGCAACCGGCTTCATGCTGTCAGGTGGTATGGGCGTTGATTTCCATCACGTCGCCATCCCGGCGCTGATTGACGAAAAATACATTCAGTCCCTGCCTGAGCCATGGTGTTCACTGTGCTGGGAAACGGTCAAAGACACCGAGTCGGTCGAAGTCTCCGGGACGCGATACTGGTCATACTGGCCGCAGATGGAAGACGTGAACGACCTCGTCGCCCTGTGGGAGAGAGACCGTTACACATTCCTGTCGCAGTATCAGCAGAACCCAATGGCGCTGACTGGCGGAATCATCGAAACCGACTGGTTTAAGACATACACCACGCTGCCTAAGCTCACGCACCGCGCCGTGTATGTGGATACCAACAGCGGCAAGGTAGAGGACTGGCTTGACTACACCGTGTTCACGCTTGTTGGTATGGGCGTTGATGGCAACCTCTACATCATTGATGTCGTGCGTGGACGCTGGGACCCGGAAGACCTCCTGAAGAAAGCCGAAGAAGTGTGGGAGAAATGGCGAATGCAGGGATCGCTTCGAATCATGCCAATGCGGCACATGGCAATAGAAGAGAAGCAGGCCGGGCAGGGCCTGATCACCACCCTCAAGAAGCGCAACAGTATCCCGGTTAAAGAGATTCCTCGCGGCGCAGGCCAGAACAAACTGGTTCGCTGCCTCAACGTCATCCCGCAGATAAAGACCGGAAAAGTGTACGTGCCAGCCACGCATGATGCTAACGGCGCGGCAGTGCTTCATACCCGTTACGAAGACGGCACCATTGCCGGAACAACCTCATGGGTTATCACCGCCATGACCGAATGCGCTGCGTTCTCAGCTGACGACAGTCACGACAATGACGACATCCTTGATACCTGGATGGATGCCATTGACGACAACCTTATTTCCGGTCGCCAGCCGATGGTCATCGACCCGAGCCAACTCAGGAGAATTTAAGTGTGGCCGTTTAAAAAGAAACAAGTCGCCGCGCCTGAGCCGGTGAAAGAGCCTGAAAAATCGCAGATGAAAATTAAGGCCGAATCGGTGGCGCAAATCACACCAAAGCCGCCGAGAGACTTTGCACAGTACGTACCGCCAAAAGGTGTCATCCCTGAGAGCATCGAGAAGGGCATTCTCGCTATGGACTCGACGCCATACGATGCCCTTAACAACGCTTACATGGGTTACACCTACGGCTACCCTGACAGCTTCCCCGGATACCCTTATCTCGCCACGCTGGCGCAGAAGCCGGAATATCGCAAGATGGTCGGCACCATCGCCGAAGAGATGACCCGCAAGTGGGTGAAACTCAAGACGGTGGGGGATGACGACAAGGCGGATCGAGTCCGCGAGCTTTATGCAGCGATGGAGAAATTCCGCGTTAAGGAGAAATTCCGCGAGGCTGCAGAGCACGACGGATATTTTGGTGGCGGCCAGATTTACATCGACGTGAAGACTGCAAAAGGGGCGTCAGCCTGGACAGATGCCGTGGAGTTGCAGTCAAAACTGTTTATCTCCGACAAGAAGATCACAAAGGGATCGCTGATTGGCTTCACCGTCATTGAGCCTGTCTGGACCTATCCGGGCGTCTACAACACTGACAACCCGATGAGTCCCGACTTCTACAAGCCGACAGAATGGTTTGTGATGGCAAAGACGGTGAATGCCAGCCGCATGCTTGATTTCGTGTCACGTCAGGTGCCTGACCTGCTAAAAGCGGCCTACAACTTCCGCGGGCTAAGCCTGACACAAATGGCCGAACCTTACGTGAATAACTGGCTGCGCACGCGTGACAGCGTAAGTGACATGATTCACTCGTTCAGTATCCCGGTAATCGGCACTAACATGAGCACGGTGTTGCAGGGTGGCGGGGCTGAGAGCCTGCTTTATCGCCTCCAGATGTTCAATCAGTGTCGCGATAATCGGGGCGCTTTTGCGAAGGACAACAGCCCTGAAGCGCCTGAGACGGTCGAGTTTGTCAATGCGCCCCTGAGCGGTCTCGATGCACTTCAGGCTCAGGCACAAGAGCAAATGGCTGCGGTGTCCAGCATTCCACTCGTCAAACTGCTTGGTATCTCACCTGCTGGGCTCAACGCCTCATCAGAGGGCGAGATTCGCGTCTTCTATGACTATATTCACGCCCTGCAGCAGTCCATTTTCAAAGACAACCTTAAACGCGTGCTGGACATCATTCAGCTCTCCGAATTTGGCGACATAGACCCGGACATCTACTTCGAGTTCGAGCCGCTTTATGAGATGAGCGAGAAAGAGCGCGCAGAGATTCGCAAGATGGATGCTGATACTGATGCTGTGTACGCAACACAGGTAGGTGCGCTTTCTGCCGGAGAGATTCGGGAGAAGATTGCCGCCGACCCTGACAGCCCATACCACTCACTGGACTTAAGCGATGACATCGAAATCGAAGAAGAAGTCGACGACATCGACAATGAAGACGACCAGCCCGATAAGACCTAACGTTGGCGTTGAGGCGTGGTATAGGCGACAGCTTGATAAACAGGTCAGGGAGATGCAGAAGTCCGTTGTCTACTGGCTCTCCGCTAACTACAAAGCGAGCGGGGCTGCGGTGGCAATGGACGCATCTCCGGCAGTGTTCATGCGTGATGCTGTCAGAAAGCTCGCGAAGCGCTGGGCAAAGCAATTCGACGACATCGCTCAGAAACTGGCTGAACGGTTTGCTGGAGACGCGATGAAGAATTCAGACGTGTCCCTTCGTAACGCTCTCGATGTGGCTGGATTGACCGTTGAGTTCAAAATGACCGCGCCGATGAACAATGCGTTGCAGGCGACCATTGCCGAAAACGTCGGGCTAATACGATCCATCCCGGAGAAGTATTTCACTGAGATTGAGGGAATGGTCATGCGCTCTGTGGCGCGTGGACGAGATCTGAAAGCGCTTACGGATGAACTGCAAAAGCGATATGGGATAATCCGCCGTCGGGCAGCCCTCATCGCCAGAGACCAGAACAACAAGGCCACATCAGTCATGCAGGCGGCAAGGCAGCAGTCGCTAGGCATCACTGAAGGCATCTGGCGACACTCTCACGCAGGCAAAGAGCCACGGCCATCACACGTTAAAGCTGACGGGCAGAAATTTGACCTGTCGAAAGGGCTTTATCTGGACGGCAAGTGGACAATGCCTGGGGAGGAAATAAACTGCCGATGCACCTGGTCTCCGGTCATCCCCGGTATCTGATAAATAATCAAAACCCAAATGGTCGCTCAGGTGGCCTTTTTTATTGCCTGAAATCTGAGAAAAACGATGAAAGCAACTGAACGGTTGGCATTTGACCGCGCCTCCGTGCGCAAACTCGATGATGTCGGCAGGCTTCAGGTGGCGGTTAGCAACATCAGTAAGGCGAATGTCTGCCCCTACTACGGGCGAGAGATTCCTGGGTGGGAAGAGTTAGGCCTTGATCCTGACAAAATCTACCGGCTTTACCGCGACCCGGAAGAACTAAAGAAAGCCGCCCACACATTCAACAATATCCCCATTCTCTGCATTCACACCCCCGACTTCCCCGGCGACCCGCCGCGAGAATATCGGGTGGGTTCAACACATTCGAGCGCCGCATTTAACGGCAAGTACCTGACCAACGGCCTGTCGATCTGGGACAACTCAGCCATCGCAGGTATCGAGACTGAAGAGCAGAAAGAATTGTCGTCGTCGTATCAATACGTCGCCGATATGACCCCCGGCGAATCACCAGACGGCGAAGCATATGACGGCGTCATGCGTGACATTGTCGGAAATCACGTTGCACTGGTCGAAACCGGCCGCGCAGGTCCCGACGTCGTAGTCGGGGATTCACTCCCACTGGAGCTTAAATACATGAAGTTAGACCGCAAAGGCGTCGCCATCCGTGCCGCGCTGGGAGCGTATCTGAAGCCGCGTCTGGCTCAGGATGCCGCACCCAAAGAACTCACCGCCATCCTGAACGCACACAAATCGCCTGTGTCGATCGCAAAGGCAGTGGCGAAACTCTGCAAGCCGCGTCTCGCAGCTGACATGGAAATCGAACCGGAAGAGCTGGTCGAAATCATTGAAGCATCCGAACAGACCGTCGAGCCGGAAGAAGAAGTGAAAGTCGCCGGCGACAGCGACGAAGAGGCCATCATCTCTTTGCTGCGTGAAGCAGGTGTATCAGAAGAAATCATTGCCAAAATTGCTGCGTCTCTCGCACCTGCTGCTGCGATGGATGAAGACAGCGAAGATAAAGACGACAAAAAAGAGAAAGACAAAGTGGACAAACCTGCAATGGACGCCGCGATCCGACTGGCTGCCGATGCAGCTACTAAAAAAGCCGCGGAAAACTTCCGCGCCGTACGTGAAGCAGAGCAGGCTGTGCGCCCGCTGATTGGCGACGTGGTAGCAATGGACTCCGCTGAAGATGTCTATCGCACTGCTCTTGAGCAGGCTGGCGTGGATATCGAAGGCGTTCACCCTTCCGCATTCCCGTCACTCGTCAAAATGGCTATCAGCCAGAAAGACAACAAGCGCCCTGTAATTGCGCAGGATTCCGACTCTATCAGCGAATTCGAGAAAGCCTTCCCGACCGCTGGCAAACTCAAACGAGGGTTCTAAGATGCCTGGATTTCAGAGTGTAATTAATCAATATCCGGCCCCTGGCGTCGAAGGTGGATTTGCAAGTACCAACCCTCACGCTACCTTCCTGGCTGGCGAAGCTGCGCTGGTAGCAGGCACTGGCGGCCTCACTATCGGTCGCTTTGCGTGGGCAGTTAGCGGCGTCGCCACCAACACTGGCACCGGCGCTCCATCAGGCTTCGTTCATCGTGACGGCCAGGCGGCAATCACTGAATGGCTCGGCGCTTCCTCCAATGTAATTCAGGCGGGTCGTGAAGTGACTCTGATGGTCGCTGGAGACTTCTGGGCTCGCACCGCCACCGCTGCAACTCGCGGTCAGAAAATCTTCGCTGTACTGGCTGACGGCACAATCAAAACCGGCGCGGCAGGAGCCACCATTTCCGGCGCAGTCGAAACGCCTTTCTATGCTGGTAGCGCTTGCGATGCAGGCGAACTGGTCAAAATCAGCACCTGGAGCAAGTAATGAACGAATTTCAGAAACACTATGCCGCAGCAAGCGGTAAATACGGCATCGTGCTGCCGGGCGCGAAAGAATACCTGAAGCCAGAGTTTGCGGAGAACTTCTCCCTGGCGATGGATGCGCAGCCGACCATGGTTACCACTGGTAGCGCAGGTATCCCGGCGTACTTTACCAACTATGTTGACCCGGAGCTGATCCGCATTCTGGTCACCCCGATGAAGGCAGCGCAAATCATCGGTGAAGTGAAAAAGGGCGACTGGACCACGCTGACCGCGCAGTTCCCGGTTGTGGAAAGTGCTGGCGAAACCAGCTCGTATGGTGACTTCAATAACAACGGCATGACCGCTGCGAACGTCAACTGGGTGCCGCGCCAGTCCTACCACTACCAGACCCACACCCGCTGGGGTGAGCGTGAGCTGGATATGTACGGCGCAGCGCGGATCGGCTATGCAGCTGAGCTCAACGTGGCTTCAGCTCTGGTGCTGAACAAGTTCCAGAACAAGTCGTACTTCTACGGCATTCAGGGACTGCAGAACTACGGCCTGCTGAATGACCCGTCTCTGCCTGCACCTATCACGCCGAATGCAACCGGCGCGGGTGGCGCTGTGACATGGTCATCCAAAGACGGTCAGGCCGTATACGACGATATCGCCAAGCTTTACGGCCAACTGGTATCGCAGACCAAAGGCCTCATTGAGCGCGATTCCCCGATGACGCTGGCGATGTCGCCGACGGCGGAAGTGAATCTGACCAAGACCAATATGTACAACGTGAATGTGTCGGATCTGCTTAAGAAAAACTTCCCCAACCTGCGCATCGAAACGGCGGTCGAGTACTCCACTGACGCTGGCGAGATGGTGCAGCTGATTGCTGACAAACTCGGCGAGACAGACACCGCTTACGCCGCATTCACCGAAAAAATGCGCGCGCATGCTGTAGTGGTCGAAGAGTCCAGCTGGAAGCAGAAAAAATCAGGCGGCACATGGGGTGCAATCATTCGTCAACCTCTGGCTATCGCCAGCATGATCGGGGTGTAAAACATGGCAGAAACTATCGTTGTAGGCTGCAAACTTCCTAACGGCCTGGTTGTTGAGCAGGAAGGCTACACCGTAACGCTGAACGGCGCTAACTCTTCAAATGTCGTTGGCGGTTACGGCCTCACTGAGGGTGTCGACAAAGACGCCTTTGAAAAGTGGCTGGAAGTTCACAAAAACCAGCCATATGTCAAAAACGAGCTGGTATTCGCGCAGGCTAAAGCGAATAGCGCGCAATCAAAAGCTACCGAAAACGCCAGCGTCAAGTCTGGTCTGGAAGGTCTGCCGCAGGACAAGCCTGCACCGGGCATCGAGAAAGCGGACGGTAAATAATCATGGCGATCGTTGTTTTCGACATTGAAGCATTCCGCGAGCGTTATCCGGAATTCAACTCGGTAAGTGACGCGCTGCTGAATGCGTATTTCGTTGAGGCAACGGTCTACCTTGATAACACAGATTGCAGCCCCGTACAGGATGATGCTGTGCGGGCTGTTTATCTGAACATGCTCGTCGCTCACATTGCAGCTCTCAATTCTGGGGTAGGTGGGCAGAAGCCATCCGGCCTGGTAGGTCGAATTTCAAGTGCATCTGAGGGTTCTGTATCGGTATCCACCGGCGATGTTCCTGTTAGTCAGTCATCCTGGTGGTATCTGCAAACGCCATATGGCGCTGCTTACTGGAATGCAACTGCTCAGTACCGCACATTCAAATATGTTCCGGGCTACTCCCCGTCACTTTATCCCGGACATTATTACCGCAGGCCAGTTACCCGGAGGTGAGCATGACCACGTTTAGTGGTGGCGCGGCATTAGAGGCGAAACTTGCTGAACTGGCAGAAAAGCTTGGCGATGGGAAAACACTGAGGGTGGGATTCCTTGAAGGGGCTGCATACCCTGACGGACAATCTGTCCCAATGGTTGCCGCAGCCAACGAATATGGCGACCCGGCAATGAACAGGCCTCCTCGTCCATTTTTCAGAAACATGATCGCCGAAAAGTCACCAGAATGGCCGCAGGATATTGCGAAGATAGCCGAGGCAACAGGCTATGAAGCGGAAACGATGCTTGGGCTGATGGGTGAACATATTAAAGGCCAGTTGCAGGGCTCAATCAGAGATTTGATGGAGCCTGCGCTATCTCCAGTAACGATCGCCAAAAAGGGCTTCTCTAAGCCACTCATTGAAACTTCCCACATGCTAAACAGCGTCGATTACGACATTAAGGATGGCGTATGAACCTGAGAGGCATAGCCAATAGCGCCACGAAGACAATAAACCCCAACGTAAATGGCGTGTTCCGGATTAACACCGGATTCACTACGTTACCTGGTGGAAAGCGAGAGCAGACGTACAGCAACGTTGATGTTGAAGTCCAGATGCAGGAGCTATCGTCCACCGACCTGAGACAGGTTGATGCCATCAACATTCAGGGCATCCTGAAAAGTGCGTATCTGAATGGGAACTTCAACGGAGTGAATCGACCGGATCAAAAAGGTGGCGACATTCTCGTTGTGAACGGTCAACAGTGGTTGGTGGTGAAGGTTCCTGAGTTATGGCCTGACTGGTGCCGAGTGATTGTTAACCTGCAGAGGTCGCCATGACAGCCACAGTAGACATCACCGAGCTAGACCTGCGTATTGCTCTGCAGGCATTTCTGATGGATATCACCGGTCTCACCATCGACAACGTGCTGGTAGGTCAGCAGAACCTGACGCCTATGCCGCTCCGTGACTTCATCATCATGACACCGCTGAAGCAGATAGGGCTGTCTACCAACCGCGTCAAATACGACGACAACGGCGTTTACGGAGAAGGGAAGCAGCTAAACCAGCGCAGCACACAATGGCCTTGTCAGATTGACTGCTACGGCGAGAACGCAGCTGATAACGCTTCAATCATCGGTACGCTAATCCGCTCAGACTTTGCCTGTGAATGGTTCCGACAAAACGGCAATGTCATTACACCTCTTTACTGCTCAGACCCTCATCAGGCCACGATGATAAACGGCGAGCAACAATACGAAGGACGCTGGACGATGGAATTCATCGGGCAATTCAACCCGTCTGTTACCACACGGCAGGACTTCATGGACAGCATTACAGTCGGCGTTATTGCCGCAGATCTAAAATACCCACCGGAGAGTGCATAAATGGCAATCCCATTACGCAAAGATATTCAAATCAATCCTGGAGTGCTGCCAGCGGGCGGTTCAGCGCTTGATCTGAATGGCCTTATCCTTACCGACAGCGCTTACGCTCCGGTGGGGAGTGTTATCACATTCACGAACAAAGAAGATGTAGCAGCCTATTTCGGCAGTGCATCTGCTGAATTCAGCATGGCTGAAGTGTATTTTCAGGGCTACGACAATTCCACCAAAACCCCAGGCGCGTTGCTATTTGCACGGTTTAACCCGGAAGCAGCTGCAGCATGGTTACGCTCAGGTTCAATGGCGGCAGTAACGTTAGACCAGCTCAAACTGCTGAGCGGGGTACTTACACTGACCGTTGACGGAACGGCGGTAACTTCAGCCAGCATCGACCTGAGCACAGCAACAAGCTTTGCCATGGCTGCCGACCTGATTGAGACAGGTATCGGCTCTAGCGTAACTGTAGAGTACGACACCACTCAAAAGCGCTTCATCATCACCAGCGCGTCCGATGGCGCAGCGAGCACTATTACCTACGCCACTGGCACATTATCTGCTGGCCTGAAACTTACAGCCGCAACCGGCGCTCAGTTGTCACAGGGCGCAGATGCAGCGGTAGTGACCTCGGCAATGCAGTCAGTGCTGGATAGCTCTCAAAATTGGGCAATCTTCACTACATCTTTTACGCCGACCGAACAGGAAGCGCTGGACTTCTCCGCCTGGGTTAATGGGCAGAATTATCGGTTCGGCTACGTGCCGTTCACGCTGGAAGAATCCGCGCTGGTATCTGGCTCAACTGATACGCTGGCGTACAAAATCATCAGCACTTACAACTACTCAAACGTCGTTCCGGTGTTCGGGGATCAGGCTCATGCAGCGAGCGTTATTGGCTATGCCGCATCTCTTGACTTCGACCGTCAGGAAGGCCGCGTACCATTCAAGTTCCGCTCTCTCGGTGGCCTGCTGCCGGAAGTGACCACATCAGCAAATTACGATGCTCTGATTGCCAACGGTTACAACTTCTACGGCGCGTACACGGCGAATAACTACGATACTCGCTACTGGGCTGATGGCACCATCACTGGTGACTTCAAGTGGTTTGACTCCTTCTGCTTCCAGATTTGGCTGAATGCCAACCTGATGCAGGATGCTATCGAGCTGTTCCAGTCTAACCGCAGCATTCCTTACAACGCACGCGGCAAGGCGATCATCGAGGCGTCATTCTCCGACACGCTGAATCAGGGAATCACCTTTGGTGGCATCCGAACCGGTGTAACTCTGTCCGGCTCTCAGATTTCAGAGATTCAGAACGCAGTGGGCGCTGATATCTCTCCATCGCTGATTGCTAAGGGCTACTACCTGTATATCGCAGACGCCACTCCTACGCAGCGTCAGGAGCGCACAAGCCCGAGCATGACACTGTGGTACTGCGACGGTGGTTGCGTACAGAAAATCACTCTCGCCAGCATTGAGGTGCAATAAATGTCCAACACGATTACTTCAGCTGATTCCATTTTTGCCCTCACCGTCACCAACCTATTCCCGAGCGCTCAGACGCTGGAAGGTTATGCAGCTGACGCGATGTTCGCGCTGGGCGATACAGAAATGGCAGTTTCCGTCCGTGGCGCTGATGGCAAGCTCTCTGGCGGTTTCGTTTTCGGTGAGTATCTGCAGACGATCACAATCATGCCGGACAGCCCATCTCGTGAGCTGTTCGAAACCTGGCAACTGACGTCTCTGACCTCAAAAGCTGTATTCCGCTGCAACGCAACAATTATCCTCCCGGCGATTAGTCGCAAGTTCACACTGACCAATGGCATTCTGCAGCGCGTTAAGGCCATTCCGGATGCGCAGCGTGTACTGCAGGCTATGACGTTCCAAATTAACTGGGAATCCGTGGTTGGCGAAGCGTACAACCCATAAGGACTAACATGGCACGCAAAGAGATTTACTACACCGTCGAAGATAAAGGACGTGACAATGGGAAGGTTTTCTACATTCGCGAAATGTCTGCTACTCAGGCTGAGTGGTGGGCAATTCGTGCCGGACTGGCAATGGCTAAAAATGGCGTTAATCTTCCGGATAACTTTTCAGATATGGGTATGGCAGGTATGGCGAAAGTCGGCCTCGAAATGGTGGCTAAAATCCCTCCAGAGGATGCACGGCCTCTCCTGGACGAGCTGATGAAGTGTGTTCAGGCCGTTCCAGATCCAGCCAATCAGAGCGTTAAGCGAAATCTGATTGATGATGACACTGAAGAGATTATGACTCGCCTGAAACTTCGCAGCGAAGTCTTCAAGCTGCATGTTGATTTTTTCACAGCCACCGCCAGTTAGACATCCCTCCGGTAATGGGCCCGCAAATCGCTGGCCTTGCCGAGTACACCAACGTGCCAAAAACAATAGCCACGGTCATGTCATCGGGTAAATGCTCGCTGACGGAGCTAAGCACGACACTTGGTGTGCAGGATTTATGGTGGTGGCTGGAAATTATCACCATTGATAATTACAACCAAATGGTAATCGACAGAGCAAGTGAGGCCTGGTAATGGCAACAGTTATAGATGCCCTGGTTGTCACTCTGGGCCTTGATTCCTCTGGATTCAAAAAGGGCAAGAAAGAGGTCTTAGAAGGATTAGACCAAACTAAGAAGCATGCAGAGTCAACGGCAAAGGACATGGAGGCTTATGGCAAGAAAGCCTCTTCATTCTTTACCAGTATTGGGAAGAGCATGCTGGCACTGGCAGGAATAGCTCTGAGTGCCAATGGGGTTAAAAACTTCATCACCGACACGACTAAATCTCTGGTTGATTTGGGCGTCCAGTCCTCTGCCATAGACACATCGGCCAAGGCTCTTGATGGTTGGGTAAAGTCAGCTGACGCAGTTGGGTCTTCTGCTGCGTCAATGAGCTCTAACCTCCAGAAATTCCAGAGTTCAATATCTCAATTTAATTCTGGGTTTGGTGCTGACGATACGCTCAACACCCTCTTTGCCTTCAGCGCCCAGACCGGAACCAAGTTCGATACCACCCAGAATGCAAGCCAAATCATGCAGTACCTGGCTGAAAACTGGAACAAGCTTAATAAAAACCAGCAGCGCATGTATGGGCAGAGGCTTGGTTTCGATAATGCAACAGTGCAGGCTCTCTCTAGCGGACGGCTTCTGGACTTACAGAAGTCATTCGAAGGAACGTCCAAACAAACTGATGCGCTGACAGACAAAGCCAGGCGTTTAAATGAGCAGTTCGTCAGAGTCAGGCAATCGTGGGAGTCCACCTCGCTTACTCTGTATGAAAAACTTCTGCCAGCAGTATGGAAAATTCTTGACGCACTCAATTCAATGAGCGCGTGGGTAGAAAGGCACGGGCCTGAGATTAACGCCTCATTCGATGAGCTAGGTAAGACATTCTCAATACTTTGGAAGGATGTCACAGACGTCTCTAAAGCTATAGGTGATCTGCTTAGCATCGATACGAAAAACTGGACGTTATCTGGCGACATAAAAAATCTCAATCAAAACCTTGATGAGGGACGTCAGACCGTCGAGCTGATTATCGACGCCTTCAAAAGCCTCTTTAATTTAGATTTCTCAACATTTGGTGACAAAGTTAACTCCCTGTTCAAGATGGGAGGCGGTGAGGATGCTCTTCCATCCGTAACGGATAGCGCAAACTCTGCGGCAGACTGGATAAAGGATAAAACCGGCTTTGACACCCGCAGTGTTGGCAAATGGTTGGGAGAAAAAGCTGAGGGGCTGAGAAACCTTTTCTCAGGTGAAACATCTCGCCTTGAGAAGCAATACGGTCTTCCTGAGGGGCTTCTGGATGCACAGGTAACCCAAGAGTCAGGCTGGAATCCATACGCCGTATCAAGTGCAGGCGCGAAGGGGTTAATGCAGTTCATGCCTGGTACCGCTAAAGACTTCGGAATTCATGGGAAAGAATTTGACCCAATGAAATCGCTTGAAGCCGGTGCAAAGTATATGGGATCTCTTCTTCAGAGATATGGTGGCGACCTGCAAAAAGCACTAACAGCTTATAACTGGGGGATGGGCAACCTTGAGAAGAAGGGTATGAGCAATGCCCCTGAAGAAGCAAGGAACTATGCGCCTCAAATTATCTCAAGAATGCAGGCATCACAACGCTATTCCTATCAGGCTGGCTCATCTTCAGGTGGTGGAGGGACAAATATCACCTTCCAAAACACCACCATCAAAACAGAGTCAAGAACCCTGGAGAGCCTGGCGAAAGAGGCCGCGAATAAAGGCATGGCTCAGAGCAGCCTTACTCAAACCTTTCTCACGGGGCAAAACAGCTAATGTTTAGTTTAAACGAAACAACGCTCCTCAGTGCTATCAACAGCGGCAATATCTTCTCCATAATCAACAGTACCCTTTCGCCTGGTTACGGGATTTACCTGAAGTCAGGCTTAAGGGCATTGTCTCCGTCCTCGTTCCTTGGGATTGAGTATGGAGCAGATGCTTCAGTGGTTTCCGCGCCAATTGAAGAGGGGTCATACACCAGTTTTAACAAGGTTAAGCGCCCGGCCATCATCAGGGTTTTGTTTAATCTTGAAGGATGGACAGGTTTTAGTGGAAGCATACCAAACCTCACCAATTTTACGCTGACAAGCCGCTCGGACATGCTGGCTGCACTGGATGCGATGGTGGATGACACTCAGCTTTACGATATAGAGACGCCAGACACCACCTACGAGGATTACGACCTTGTTCGATACAATTACCGGACATCAGAACGTGACGTAACACTACTGACGGTAGAGGCTATATTTCAGGCCGTTCTCCAGGAGGCCGAGGTAGGGTTGTCTAACACAACAGCAAACAACCAGCCATCTCAAAATGCAATATCAAAAGGAGGGGCAGTTGATGCAAAGCAGGTTAACGCCAACGCATCAGAAAGCACTCTTGATGATGTGAAGGGTGCCTTAACCGGGCTTAAGCAGTCATTAAGCAGCGCTGCAGTGTCAGTTGCTACCTCAGTGAGTAATGCTGTAACCAGCGTAACTTCGGGGGCTACAAGTGCCATAAATGGTGCAGCCACTTCAGCTATTAACAATCTTTCAACGACAGTTGACGAACTGGTGAAGGGGTTATCCTGATGCAGACGATATCGCTTCAACCGGTTAAGGGGCAGACATTACAGGTTTCACTCGGCGGTCAGCGTGTAACTCTAAGAATTAATCAGAGAAGCACCGGCATGTTTATCGATGTGGCGTTAAGGGGGGCCTGGATAGCTCAAGGGGTTCTTTGCCTGAACTGCAATAAAATCATCAGATACCCGTACCTGAAGTTTAAGGGAGAGCTGTTCTTTGCAGACACAAAAGGTGACTCAGACCCTGTTTATGATGAGCTAGGTTCACGCTTCAAACTGTTCTATGCCACAGAAGAAGAGATGAGCAATGTCCTATAAAAAGCGCAACATTAAAATTCAGTTCACTCTTACGGACCAGGTATTTGATGGCTCTCAGGGGCCATCGCAGGCCAACGTTCTCACCATAGAAAACGCCAAAGCTATCGTTGAATACAACGGCTACGGTGGTTCTGCGCTTACCACATTGTCATGCCGGGTTTATGGCCTGAGCCTGAGTAATATGGCGAAGCTAAGTTATGCGGGAAACCTGAGAGGCCCAACGAAGAATAACTACATGAAGGTCTGGGCTCAGGATGAGCTTATTTTTGTGGGGACGATAACATTTGCCACAACCGACTTTAATGAGACTCCAGACGCCCCACTGGTTATTGAGGCTCATGCGTTAGGTGCTGAAAGGTCGCTTCCATCCCAGCCATTCTCTGTGGAGGGAAGTGTTGATGTTATCGATGCGATCAGGTCAATCGCCGACCCTCTTGGGATTATGGTTTCCGTGCTTGAGGACATCAAATTTCCACTCAGCAACCCTCATGTAGTAGGCGACCCAGTAAGCCAGATTATCCAGTTGGCGAAGTCCGCAAATCTGAATATTGACTGTAGCACTGGAATTATCCGCATCTGGTCAATTAACGGATCGTGGGATGACATTGTTCCTTTTGTTTCCAAAGAGCATGGCCTGATTGGCTATCCGACATGGACAAGAGACGGTCTATACCTCACGACAATGTTCTCATCAAACCTCATAGCTCCGAGAAAGATGAAGCTCGAAACTGACCTTCCTGGCGCTTCAGGGATGTACACCATAAATACTGTAAGGCACATCATCTCGGCTTGGGTGGAAGGCGGTCCGTGGTTTTCATTTGTCGTAGCGAACCAGGGGGCGGAGCTGTAAATGACAAAGAAAGGTGAATTTTCCTTTAAGCCTCAGGATGTAAACTGCGAGGCGAACATTAACGAATTTATTTTCAATTCGTTAATGTCACGAAACGCCTTCATCCAGCTCGTGATTGTTAACAAGGTAAAGGATGGGCCACTTCTCGACGTCACACCTCTGGTAAGTGGATTTACCGCCGATGGTTCAAGAAATGGCAATACACCGGTTTTTAATATTCCTGTATGGCGACTTCAGCGCGGGGCCAGTGCAGTGATTATGGACCCAGTGGAAGGTGATATAGGCCTCATGCTCTGCTGCGACAGAGACATTACCAACGTCAGAAAGGAGAAGAAAGAATCCCTCCCGGCGTCTCTGCGCGTACACAACAAATCAGATGGCATCTATCTCGGTGGAGTGCTGAATGCAGAGCCAAGCCAGTATGTGAAGTTCGCTAATGATGGAATAGACATCGTGTCTCCGCTGGTTGTCCAGGTAAACGGAAATACTGTGGTAGTTAATGCTGACGATAAAATCTCGCTCAATGCCCCAATCATCGAGGCAAACGGCCAACTTACTCAGGGTTCAGGAAGTTTCGGTGGCAACGCGACATTCGGAGGCACGATTACCGCGACTGGCGAAGTGACAGGTAATGGAATTCATCTCAGTACGCATAAACATGGTGGCGTGGAAACTGGCGGAGGCCAGACAAGCACACCAACAAACTAACCCGCTTCGGCGGGTTTTTTTATTGCCTGGAGTTTACATGCTCACCAAATCACTGCTTCTGACTGACCAGTGGGATATCACGCTAGACGACAGTGGAAGCATTGCTATTACCGCCAATCCTTACGCAGTAGCGCAGGACGTAGCGTGCGCGTGCTCAACATTCCTCGGTGAGCCCTGGTATGACACCACGCTGGGGATTCCGTATTACGAGCGCATTCTCGGTCACTGGCCGGGAACGCAGCTCATTAATACCAAGATGGCTACTGAAGCCAAAAAGCTCCCATACGTTCAGTCAGCATTCTGCACCACAACGGTTGGCAAAGCAGACCGTCTTGCATCTGGTGTCATGACCATAACCGACACGAACAACGTTAAGACCACAATCCAATTCTGAGGTAAAAAATGGCTGAAGTAACAGTAAGCACAGCCGTCCCCTCTGTCACGTTTTCCGCTACCGGCATTGCCGTTCCTGATGAGATAGACATTCTCAACGGGCGATTAACTGACCTTGATACCGCCATGGGCGGAGGGATGAGTAAGAGCCTGACAACTCCGCAGGGACAGATTGCCATGAGCGACACGGCAATCATCGGAGACAAGAACGACAATTTGGCATGGCTGGTAAACCAGATTAATCCTGACTTTGCTGAAGGTCGCATGCAGGACGCGATCGGGCAGATTTATTTCATTGACCGTATCGCTGCTATTGGCACAACTGTAACAGCAACCTGCACCGGGCTTGTAGGAACGGTTATCCCGGCAAACAGCATTGCGCAGGACTCCAGTGGTTACCTTTATTTCTCTCTGGCTGATGCGGTTATCCCGGCTTCTGGTTCAGTGGATGTCGTTTTCCAGAACCAGACCACGGGGCCGATTGCATGTCCTATAGGCGCGCTGAATACAATTTATCGTGCTATTCAGGGCTGGTCAGGCATTACCAATGCCACTGCCGGCGTGCTGGGTAATGACGTTGAGAGTCGGGCAAACTTTGAATATCGCCGAAAGCAGTCGGTTGCAGGAAACTCAAATAATCAGCTTGGGGCTGTGTATGCAAACGTGCTGGCTGTCAGCGGGGTTACTGATGCTTATGTGACTCAGAACAACACCAGTCTGACGGTAACAAAGGGGGCCACTAACGTATCACTGGAGCCGCATTCACTGTATGTATGCGTGTACGGTGGCGCGTCTGCTGATATCGCAAAGGCTATCTGGCAAAAGCTGCCTCCGGGACCGTCAATGGTTGGGAACACCACCTACACGGTGGTTGACGATGTTAACTATGCTCAGCCTTACCCTGAATACGAAATTAAATGGCAAACCCCATCTGCCGTAAGTGTCTATTTCAAAGTGGAGCTGGCAGACAATAACGCCTTGCCTGGTGATATCGTCTCAAGAGTTCGTGTTGCCATCCTTAGTTCGTTCAACGGCGAGGATGGCGGCACAAGAGCCCGCATAGGGTCAACTATATACGCTGGTCGTTACTATGCGGGCGTACAGGCTATTGATACCGATAACGTTGATATATTCAGTATCACTATCAGCCGTGACGGAACCACTTACCAAACATCAGCATCTTTCGGCATTGATGAAGTGCCGACACTGGATGCATCTAACATCTCGGTGACACTGGCATGATAAACGTCGCGGATACCATCCTGACGCAATATGCCGACAGCCCGAAACTTAAATCCCTGATTTACTCGTTCAACAAAGCCGTAGGTATAGAAGACTTTCTTGATGATTTCTATGACGTGATATGGAACATCCAGACAGCAGACACCTACGGCCTTGATGTGTGGGGAAAAATCGTGGTTGTCAGCAGGCAGCTGACGGTGACAGAGAACAAGATTTACTTTGGCTTTAATGAGGCGTCATCAGCCCCTGTTCTTGTTGATGACCCACAGCCCTTTAACCAGGCTCCTTTCTATTCCGGCGAGCTGTTAACTTCAACCGTAACCCTCACAAATGACGTTTACCGCAAGCTAATCATGATGAAAGCGGCGGCAAATATCTCAGATTGCACCATTCCAAACCTGAATAAGTTGCTGATGTTTATGTTCGGCGAAAGTGGCAAATGCTACGTCAGAAACGATGGTGAGATGGTTATGAGCTACGTCTTCGAATTCCAGCTTTCCACCGCAGAACTCGCCATCGTTCAAAGCTCAGGTGCGCTTCCCGCCCCGATAGGGGTAACAGTCAATATCGTTCAGCAGGTATGACATGAACTCTTCTGATATTCCTTCAAGAATTACTAAAGCATTTGGAGTGAACGGCCTGAAAAATGCCATTCCTGTTGATTCAAGCGCGGCCACCGATAACAGTGGGGTTGCCACCTTTGATAAGGGGTTCCCACCCATCACCATGCAGCCACTGAGCGCAGGAGGAATTCCACCATCAGGAAAGGATATGAATGGAGTTCTTTATTCTGCGACGCTTCAACAGCAGTGGCAGAACGCAGGAATGACCTACCCATTCAGTCAGGACTTCTCAGATGCGATAAGCGGATATCCAAAAGGTGCCATTGTTCCCAGCTCAGTTTATACGGGGCAGTGGTTAAATCTCAACGAGGCCAATGGGACACCACCTGAATCGTCTACTGGTGCAAGCACCGGATGGGTACCAATAAACAACTATGGAATTACCCAAATCACGATGACCACCGGCAGCGTCGTTATGTCATCACTTCAGGCCGCAAAAGACAGAATAATTATCAGCGGTACACTGACTGCAAACGTGAACCTTATTTTTCCCGCGTGGATTAAATCATGGGTGGTTCATAACAACTGTACGGGTAATTTTACGGTCACCTGTCGAACCGCTTCAGGCTCTGGTGTGGTGGTAATACCCGGGCTTGTTTCCCGTATATTCTGCGACGGCGTGAATATCAGCGATGAAACCTACAACCCCAACAATGACATGGTAGGGATGGTCTCTGCATTTGCAGCAAACGCAGCGCCAACAGGATGGCTGGAAGCAAATGGTGGACTGATTAGCAGGGTTACTTATGCGCGCCTGTTCTCTAGGATTGGGACAACCTTTGGTGCTGGGGATGGAAGTACAACCTTCGCCCTTCCTGACATGCGTGGTGAGTTTGTTCGTGGATGGGATAACGGAAGAGGCGTTGATGTAGGTCGAGCATTTGGGACTTGGCAAAAGGGCTCAGTCGTAGTGGGCGATGATGGGGTTGCTGGCGTAAACGTCGCCTCGTCAAATTCACCTGATAAATCAAGCCTTGGTCTAGATCCGGGTGGCAGCGAAACTTATCCGATATCCATCGCACCAGGCGCCAATAACCAATTGGGTAATCAATATTTCGGTTATTCAAGGCCTCGTAACTACGCCCTCCTGTATTGCATAAAATTCTAAGGTAAATATATGTCATTCATTGATACTGCCCGCGCAAAAAAATATGCATCTATTTCTGAGTCCGCCGCTGCACAGGCAAAATTATATGCCAACAAGTTAGAGAGCGCCCCTGACTATGCTGAGCAAGCCGCCGATGCTGCTGATGCCGCAGCAGCATCGGCGCAAGCGGCAATCTCAGCTGAGTTTGTGATTAACAATCTGGCTATATCAGCCAGTGAGTCAGCAACAAGCGCAGCTGCATCAGCGGCTGAAGCGGGAAATGCCGCCTCCGCTGCTATTGGTCAGTGCGTGAGAGTTCCGGAAGGAGAGCTTATTCCAGCTCTGCCTGGTATAAGTGAGAGGAATAATTCATTTTTAGTATTTGGTTCATCAGGAGATGCTGAATTACTAAAAATGGATGATGTTCCAATTTTGGATGGAACTGGGAAAATCCCAGTTTCAATGATACCGGCAATAGCTCTTTCTGAAATATTCGTCGTCAGTAGCCAGGCAGCCATGCTGGATCTTGATGTTCAGAAGGGGGATATTGCAAAAAGAACAGACCTTGGTTATTCATTTATTCTTGCAGCGGAACCAGCAAGTATTTTATCAAATTGGGTTCAGCTTAATGATGATGTTTTAGCCCAACTGGGACTGTCATCGGGGGCCTCAAGTATTGGGGCAGTAGATGATAGTGGAAACCCATCCACCGTGCAAGATCAGCTAATTGCAAGAGTAAATAAAGCTGCCCTTCAGTCTTCATCTGGAGCTGCAGGTGTTGGTGCGGTCGATGATTCTGGATCTTCAACGAATGTTCAGGCCTTGCTCAATGGCAAGGCGTCATCATCTTCACTTTCGTCACCATATGGCTATAACTTTATTGGTAGCGGTTCATATGCTGATATTCGCTCATATTCTGGAACGCCAGCGACTTCGATAACATGCTACGGTAGAGCCACCATATTCGATCATGCATATGGTCATTTCTATTATGATGCCGCAGACACAACATCACCCGATGATGACGGCACAGTATTAGTTGATACCTTAGGACGGAGGTGGAAAAGAATTATTAATGGTGAGGTCTATCCTGAATGGTGGGGTGCTGTTGCCGATAATATAACCGACTGCTCGCCTGCATTTCAGAAAGCATTTGACTATTGCTCAGGGAAAAACCTTCCTACAACAGGGACGGGGCTAAAGCTAAGGATTAGAGGTGGAAGGTATATCCTCGCATCAACTGTTCATTACACTTGGAGATATGACCAAGGAATTGTTGATGATGGAGATATGAGAAGATTGTCCATTGAGGGTGATGGAACTTGTAATACCTACCTAATATACACAGGTGTTCAAACATCTCCTGCCATCCATATTCATGGAGGGAATGACAACGGAATCTATCTTAGAATGAATGTCCAGGGATTTAGGCTGTTCCGATCACTAAGCCTAACCAGATACCTCGGGACTGGAATTCTACTTGAGAGAGGTGCGGTATTTACATTTTCCCATGTTGATGTTGGTTACTTCAACACTGGATTGAATATGCAGGATGCCCTATATGCCACATTTGACACATGCGATCTTTCAGGTAACAACCAAGGCGTTTCTATGTCTATTGTAAGCGCTTCATCCCCTAATTCTGTACTGTTTTCTAGATGCATGTTTGGGGGGTGTCAAGTAAGGGGGGCTTATATCAAAAATGGAGCGAATGTTAAATTCGATTCATGTACGTTTGAGGCTACAGGAACTGACGGAACCAATGAGGCAATATTTTATGAGGGGGGGCCACACGAAGGTGGTTTAGGGATGACAGTATCAAACTGTTACTTTGAAAATAACTTCACTCTCTATGATATAAATATATCTAATAATTCAACGTATCCAGGTACGTTTCTTCTATCAGGGAATAGCCACAACAGAACAAGCTCTACAAGGTATACTACTTCCGCATCTATCAATCTTTATTCTGCATCTCAGACAACTAAAGTAACGATTCAGTCCTGCGGATTTAAGGGGTTTAACTCATATGTGGCATCATCCTCAAGGCCGGCATATATAGTCCAAACGCAATATGTTTCCGTTCATGAAATAAATAACTTTTACATGTACCCTGTGGAGTACCCAAATCTCAATGGTTTCGCAACAACAGGATTTGGTCTTGGCGCTACAGGTGCTTGTGCAAATATATCTAGCGCTGGGGTTATAAATCGTAACTTCAACATTCAATCTGTTACAATAACGTCAACAGGTGTTTACTCAGTGACATTCAAAAAACCATTAACTGTAACGCCAGTTGGTACTGTATCTATAAGTAATGGAATTGGGTTTGCTACTGTTTCAACAATTTCCACAACTGGTATGACGGTTAATACATACGACGTATCAGGGACGGCGGCCGCAAAATCATTTGATCTTTCAGTGTCCGGATCCATAGCATAAGAAGTAGCGCCCAGCAGGACTACTGGGCGCTAAAATTAGACTGCATCTTTATTCAAATTTAATTGTGTTTTACGTTTCAATATTGGAGACTCAATATATGCCCAAGACAGACTTGAAGCAATTACCACAATTAGGTAAGTGAATATTAAACTAGGAACAAATCCAGATATTCCAAATGGCTTATAGTGAATAACCAATATTTGTAGAGGCCAGCCCCAAATGTAAACCCCATAAGAAATATCAAACCTCCCATCAATAAATCTTTCTTTAAAAGAAAGAGATATCATTATCACAAGTATTGATATCATTATACTACCTATTGCAAGCATATCGTTACCACCCCTAAGTGTGGTAATTAATATCAACGAAATTGCAATTAAATTAACTCGGACTTTTAAAGTATTCCATGCAGTAATTGTCATGAAGAGTAAAGATCCAGTAAAAAAACATAGCCCAAATTCAGCCAATTTACTAAATGTTGCATAGTATGCGCCAACTGAATTTAATTGCTCTCTAAAAAGAGTGGTAACAAAAAAGCATAAGATCAGTAGAAATGCAGGAGTCTTCCAACTATTATGCATGCTCAATGAAGCCCCGAGTATCACATACATAACAAGCTCATAGGGCAATGTCCATAATGGGCCATTAGATTCTGTATGTGATGATATCTCACTCCAGAGACCTGGTACATTTCTGCCATAAAGAGTCGATATTCGCAAGAAGTTAATGAAAGTGTCCCATGAGGTTACATAATTAAATATGTTGTCCTTATAGAAGGATGCAAAAAAATAAACCATAATAAACGCACAAAAAGTCACAGCAGGGAATATCCGTTTAACTCTTTTACCCATGTAAATAAGGAAGTTACTAGACCTCGTAAAGCTCATGGCGATAAGGAAACCAGATATTGAAAAGAAAACCTGCACAGCAATGTTCCCAATACTAAATCCTTTATCTAACTTTGGGGGCTCCATGCCAAACATAAGCGAGTGATGGAAATATATCACTGCTATTGCCGCCAAAAGGCGTACCACGTCAAAACAATTATTTCTGCTCATTACATAATCTTCTGTTATATAAGTATATATCCACAAGCCACTGATGGCCTAAATGACTGTAGGAATGGTTCAATAACAAACTATGATAACATCGATCTTTATAATGATCGACACAGATGATAGGCGTATCAGTATTGATATACATTAACTATAGCCAGTGAGTTTAATGTTAAAAGGTACCACACCAACCGAAGCGCACTTCGTGAAGAGCTTGAGCATATCTAAGTCCGTTAGATTTGAAGGGGAAGAGTCTAGCATCGGACGCCGCATCGATCGACGAACGAACGAGAACTCACTGATAATCTATTTTACTTTCTCATCAAGCCAGTCAGCCCACCATTGCATCATTTCTCTGCGGGTATCGAGATATGCGGCATGGTTGTATACCGAGCGCGTTCCTCCGCTGACGTGTGCCAGTTGCATTTCTATGGCGTCATGATTCCAGTGTTTTTCATTAAGCACCGTGCTGAATTGATGCCGAAATCCATGACCACTGGTCTGCCCTTCGTATCCGATGTTTCTTATGACGCCCAGCACCGCATTCTCGCTGATGGGCTTTTTCCTGTCGCTTCTTCCTGGAAAGCAAAGCTCATACTGCCCAGTTATTTTTTGCAGAAACTGAAAAAGCTCTGTAACCTGCTCAGACATTGGAACGACGTGCAGCTTCCGACCCTTCATCACTTCTGGGTCGACGCTAATTAACCTGTTTTCAAAGTCAATTCCCGCCCATACCAGCGAACGGAGTTCAACTGTGCGCATTGCCGTATAGTGAAGAATCTGCGTTGCTATTTTAGATACAACCCACCCGCCGTAACCGTTCAAAGCTCTCTGGAATTCGTGTATCCGGTGCATAGGTAAGAAAGGGTAGTTCTTCTTTCTGTACCCACGCATAGCGCCAGCCAGGTCTCTTGATGGGTTGAACTTAGCCCGACCAGTGATTATTGCGTAACTGAACACCTCCCCACACCGTCTACGCGCTTTATCTGCGCGTTCCATTGCACCTCTGTCCTCAAAGAGTCTGATGACTTTGAGTAGTACCATGGGCTCAACCTCTTCCATGCGCAGGTGTCCGATGATGGGAAGAATGTCGTCATTGAACATACTCATCATTTCGTCAGCATATCCTTTCGACCACACCTTGGATTTGTGAGCGTGCCATTCCCGGAATATGTCTCCGAATGAATCTGCGTCAGCTTCTTTCTCTTTCTTCTTTATCGCCTGCTTCTGCTCTGCCGGATCAATGCCTGATAGAAGCTTGATTTTGGCCTCTGACTGTTTTGCTCTTGCCTCTGTGAGAGAAATCTCGGGGTATGGCCCGATTACCAGCGTCTTTTCTTTGCCCTCAAATCGATAACGGAGTCGCCACACTTTTTTCCCGGATGGAGGAACGAACAGGAATAGTCCGCCGGCGTCAGCCAGGCGATATGGTTTATCAGCTGGTTTTGCAGCATCGATTTGCTTTACCGTAAGCAT